AGAAAATTATGAATGTTTAGTAATAAATAATAATGCGAAGTCGAATAAGTTAGAAGAGCAAGTATTTTGGTACAAGGCAGATCATCACAATGATTTTAAGTTAGGTAGTAAAGAGTTTTGGGAGATGTCAAAAAATTTGACAGATGATGATGAAGATAAATATGATCCGAATAATATAAAAAAAAGAGGTCAAGGTCCAAAAATAAATGTAAAAAAATCAAAATGGTAAAAATATATAAATAAATAAAAATATATAAATCAAAATAAATAAATCGAAAAATAATAAAAATCAAAATGGTAAAAATATATAAATAATAAAAATCAAAATAAATAAATCAAAATAAAAAAATCAAAATGGTAAAAATATATAAATAAATAAAAATCAAAATAAAAAAATCAAAATAAAAAAATCAAAATAAAAAAATCAAAATGGTAAAAATATATAAATAAATAAAAATCAAAATAAAAAAATCAAAATAAAAAAATCAAAATGGTAAAAATAATAATATTTGTTTGTTAAGTAGGATTATTAATAGAAAAATCATTAAATATTATAGGATAGGTAGTTTTAAATGTTTCAGATTCAGCCGTAGATAATTTCTTCCCGTCTTTATAATAACAAGCAGGTTCATCCTCAGTAAACATTTTTTGAATATCCTTAATATCCATATATTTATTATTTTCATTATTATTATTTAAAATAATAGAATAATTCTCATGAAAAACAATAAGTTTCCATTTATTATTAATAAATAGAATAATAGTATTTTTATTATTCATGTAAATTTTATTGATAAAATTATATTCACCAATCATTTTTTCAATTATACCGTTAGAATCACCTTCATAACTAATAGTAAATTTATTAATTTTAGGTTCTTTTGAAATAACTTCCATATTAGTTATAGAAATATCCTCACCAACAGTATTCACATCAGCAATAACTTTAAATTTATTATCTTTTTTTCTAGAACTCATAAAAATAAAATCAAAATAAATTTTAAGTTATAAAAAAAAAAGTAATAAAAAAAAAAAATTGAAAAAATAAAATAATTAAAATAAATGTATTATTCCCAAGTGGAAATCAGTGAACTCGTTTTAAACCATCCGTCCGTATCCAAATCCGAATTAGTAATAATGATGTCGAAAATCGTGAAAGCAATTGATGTGGAAGTGAATAAGAGATTGGAATTGTATCTCTTGACTTTCATAAAGTATAATTATGAGAATGGTCCAGAGTTTCCGGAAGGCTCAGTTCGACCGAGTGATGAAGAGATAGAAGGTCATATCTCTTCCTACATGAAGTTGAATCCCTTCTCTTTAGAAGAGAAGGTGGTGGAAAAGAAACGAATGGGTCGTCCAAAAAAGAATGAGAAAGAAACAGTAGTAAATCCTGCCGTTGAGGATGAGATGTTCGGCAATCTCAATGGAAATGTAAGTGAAATGAAACTAGAACATCCTGATAATGTTGCTCCTGTTGTAGGTAAAAAAGCGCCCAAGGAAAAGAAAGAGAAGGCAGTCAAGGTTGCGAAGGCAGTTCCCAAGGCTGCCAAGGAAGAAGACGAAGAAGTCGAAGGGGAAAAGGTTGAGAAGGCTCCCAAGGCAAAGAAGGAAAAAGTTGTGAAGGAAAAGGTTGTGAAAGAAAAAGTTGTGAAAGAAAAAGTTGTGAAGGAAAAGAAGGAAAAAGTAGTGAAGGAAAAGAAGGAAAAAGTTGCTAAGAGCGTCAAGAAGGGAGAGGAAGAAAACCCATGGGCTATCGAGGACGATGGAGTGGAAAAATCCCCGAAGGAAAAGGTAAAGAAAGCTCCCAAGGCAAAGAAGGAAAAGGTTGTGAAGGAAGGCGAAGTAGGGGAAAAGAAACGCGGTCGTCCAAAAAAGAATGAAGTGAAAGAAGAAGAGAAAGTGCCAACTCCAACATCGGACGAAGATTCAGAAGAAGTTGAAGAATTGGCAGTTGAGTTGAATGAACTGTGTAAGGTATCTCAAGTACCAATAGTCGAAGAACCAGCAAAACAAGCAGGAAGTAGCCAACAACAGCAACACTTAGATGACGAAGTAGAGTTCGAAGCGTACGACGAAGAAGAAGAAGAAGCTGTTGAAAGTCCAAAAACAGAAGTTCAAGATCATATAGTTAAATTCACAGATAAAACATCAGGTAAAGACTACTTCATCGACAAGCAAATGGCTATCGAGAATGAAGAAGCACCACAAGAAGCATGGTATGCGGTAAAAGATGCTTCTACAAGAGCAGTCGTTGGAAGATCTAATCTCAGGCAAATGGAACTCTTCGATGAAGATGATGACGATGAAGAAGAAGAAGAAGAAGAGGAAGAAGAAGAAGAAGATGATGAAGAGGATTAAATCGCATCATGACGAAGATTCAGACGAAGATCCAAGTAGAAGATAAGGTAAGTTCTCAAGATCTACAAGGTAAGTTTGTAAATATGTAAATATGTAAATATGTAAATATGTAAATATGTAAATATGTAAATATGTAAATATGTTGTATATAATGTATTTTTTGTTGTATATAATGTATTTTTTCCTCATGAAAAAAAAAGAAAGATTATTTCTCATGAAATATAAATAAAATACTTTTCCTCATGAAATATAAATAAAATACTTTTCCTCATGAAAAAAAGAAAGATTATTTCTCATGAAAAAGAAGGATTTATTTCTCATGAAAAAAAGAAGTATTTATTTCTCATGAAAAAAAAGAAAGATTATTTCTCATGAAAAAAAGAAAGATTATTTCTCATGAAAAAGAAGGATTTATTTCTCATGAAAAAAAAGAAAGATTATTTCTCATGAAAAAGAAGGATTTATTTCTCATGAAAAAAAAGAAGGATTTATTTCTCATGAAATATAAATAAAATACTTTTCCTCATGAAAAAAGAAGGATTTATTTCTCATGAAAAAAAAGAAGGATTTATTTCTCATGAAATATAAATAAAAAAAAAGAAGGATTTATTTCTCATGAAATATAAATAAAAAAAAAGAAGGATTTATTTCTCATGAAAAAATGAAAATAAATAAAATTAAGTTATTAAAAAAAAGAGAATAAAAAAAAAAAATTGAAAAGTTTTTCAATGAATAAGTTAATTACTTTCCCTAGTGGATCCCAAAGCGCTCGTTTAAAACTCTCAGTTCAATTCAAAATGTCCTATCGCAAATCAGTTTCAGTTTCCAAATCAGTCGTTCAAATGCCCTCATGCTCCTTTTGTAAGGAAGCGCATGTCGGATTTGAATTCATACAAGGTAAGAAGATAATAAAATGTCCTACATTGTTGAATGCTGTTTGTCCGTATTGTAGGGGTAAAGGTCATACGATGAAGAACTGCGAGCTAAAGCAGCGAGACGATGCGAACATAGCAAGAGGCGGGAAAGAAAGAGAACGGGAGCGAAAGCGTATAGAGTTCGAAGAAAGTCAAAAGAAATCAAAACAAATTTCAGTAAAAAATACATCAGCTAAATCCCGCAGCGTCTTCAGCGCACTAGAAGAAAGCAGCAGCGATGAGGAATCAACTCCGGCTCCAGTAATCAAGAAGGAAACAAAGAAAAGCTACTCGGAAATGGCTGCGACAGTTAAAGAAGAACCAGCTCCAATCGTCGAGGAAGAAGTTAAAGAAGAACTAGCTGCTCCTGTTGTTCCAAAGAAGAAAAGCATTCTGGAAAGACTACGCGAACCGATGCCTGCTCCAGCTGCGAAAGCTCCAGCTCCAAAGAAGGATAAAGAAGCAATCCGTTTGGCAAGAAAAGAACTCATCGCCAAGTACAAAGCAGAAGGAAAACAAATCCCATGGGCCATCTACGACGAATACAACACAGACTCCGACTCAGAAGACGAATCCGATTAAACAGCAATCACCCTCTCGGCGACTACAAGACGAAGATAAGGTAAAGTATATCTCAAGGTAAGCCCAATTGTATATAATGTATATAATGTATATAGATTGTTTGTTGTGTTGAATGCTATGCTCTGTATATAGAATGTTATAGTTGTATATAATGTATTTTTTGTTGTATTTTTTTGTGCGTCATTTCTCGTTCCATGCCTCATTTCTCGTTTCATGCCTCATTTCTCGTTTAGTGCCTCATTTCTCGTTCCCTATAGAGGGGGTGTTGGGGGTGAATGGGATACCATTTTGTGGGCGTATGGAGGGTAAGAAGGGAGGATATATGGGGAAATGGAGGGTGGGAGGGTAAGAAGGGAGGATATAGGGTCTTCCCATGAGTGTATAAAGTTCAATAAAAATTATTTATATTATCTTATAAATATGAAAACAAAAACAAAAGCAAAAAGAATTAGAATTAGAAAGAATAAAGGTACAAGAAAGAATAAAGGTGGTGGACTCTTTGATTGGTTCAACAAAAAAAATAATTCACAAAATATTTCAGAATCTAACGATTCTATTATATATTTAGATCCTATTAAAAATTCTACTGTTTGGGGATCTGTATACATGCCTCCTTATCATTCCCCTGATGAAATTTGCGATCGTATTGATGAAATATCAAAAGCATTACAAAATAATGGTATTCTAACAAAATGTAAATTTAATAATAAAATTCAAAATAGAATAAATAATATTATAAATTATTCAAATAGTTATAAAAATAATCCTAATAAAAATTTTAATACTTTAACAAATTATTTTATAGAAATTCAATTATATATTCTTGTATGTAGAACTCAATTTACTAATAGAGGAATAGGATTAGATTTATTAGGTACAGCTATTTTTAGATAATTAATCTAAATAGGAATAGATTAATTTTTTCATCCAAGGATGTTTATGAATTATCATTGAAGAATATTCAAAATCATTTTTACACATTTCTTTCAAATAATAATCTTTATCAGATTCCAAGTCAAATAAACATCCTCTTATAACTCGTAGTGGATTAAATGGTTCAGAAATTTGATTAAATATTATATAATCACGTACACATTTAATACGCAATATATTATTAGGAGTACTTCTCAAGATACTATTAATTTGCGCCAGTCGTTCTTTTAATGCGTGAAAGAAATATTCAGTGCTTGATTGTAATTCTTTTCGTTCATAAGAATAAATATGTTCTAGACTATGACAAAAGATATTTGCTGGAGTAATTATTTTACAATCATATTTTGAAGGACCTATTTCAAAATAATTCCCACAATTAACACAAAATATATTTTGATGATAACAATAATCTCCAGATACAATTTCATCGCTAATTTCAACGCTAAAAGACCAAGTATCTTCTACTGAATTCACCTTGGCATGTCGAATGGTTTTCATTACCAGTTTCATTTTTTCTTCTTGTCTAAATTGAATAAGAAGGTTCTTGTAGGAAAACTTTTCTGATGACATTTTGATAAATACTTTCACACCTTTATAATTAAAAAATAAATTGGCATAAAAACATTTCAATTTTTTATTTATTAATAAATGAATAATGGAAAACAAGAAAAATATTTTTCAGATGAAGAAATAGAGATACCTTTAATAACAATTTGTAATTATGAAATAATGGAAATAATAAAATATCTATGTCCTACTTTGATAAAATATATAAGTAAAAATACAAAAAAAAATACAGATGATGTAATACCAATTTATATTATGTCAGATAGAAATTAAAAATATATTCTTCGGTAAAATAGAAATAAAAGTAGAACAATAAAATTATCATAAAATCTATTGGTTCATGATAAATAACTAACTCATGAGACATTGTTTCGTTCATTTGATACATTTTCATAATACCAATAAAAGTAGAACAAAAAAATTTATCATAATAATTTATCTTCTTTCGCGATTAAATTTATCTACAAGTTTATTGTATTTATTAATTAATATATTATATTCCTTGTTTTGTTGTTTGATCTTATTTTGTAAATCAATATTTTCTTCAACCAAAATATTATATTCATCAATTAAATTATCATATTGCTTGTCTAACGCTTTGTATTTCTTCTCAAGAGAATTATAAATTTCCAAATTATTTGTATTACTACATACTATATTTTCTTGAATAACGTCCATAAATATTTCATAAATATTTGATATTTCAACAAATAAAATAGAACTAATCTCTTTTGAATAATTTTGTTTATCTGGATGATATTTTAATGACAACAGCCTAAATTTCTTCTTAAGATCATTTATTAATTTCGTTTCATTGCCAAAGCAAGAAACAATAAAAGCAAGAAGAAGAATGATACTCAAGAAATTCATTTTCAAATAATTAATAAAAATACTTTTATAATAAATTTTCAATTTTATTATAAAATAATATATAAATGAAAAAAATAATTCATAATTTTTTTATTTCACATAGTCTATCTATAATATTTTTTAGTATAATTTATTTTTTATTAATGTCAAATATAGAAAAACATTTTGTATTGGGAAGTACTTTTTCGAATAATTTATTACATGATAAAATATTAAATTGTATAACAATAGCCGCGTCTATAGAATCAACAAATGGTATTACAGATATATCTCCAGCGAGTTTTATTTGTAAATTAACAATATTTTTACAATATGTAATGACAATTATTATCACAGGTTATTTTGTATCATAATTTAAGCGCCATAAGCTTTTTTAATAAGTTCAACAATTAAAATACAACCATAAATAAATAATAATAGATTAGTTTCACGATTAATAGTAATAGGTGTTTTTCTTGGGTAAAATAAATACAATAATAAAATAGTCATACTTAAGATAAAAATAAATTCAGTTCTTTCTTTCCATAATTCAAATTGTAATGACTTTGCTAAACTACTAGAGGAATTAGAAAAATGAGAGTAATAAAAAAGACCTAAAGCAGATATAAGAAATAATATTTTAATACCTATAATAAAAATTAAATATGTATCATAATAACTCAAAAAGTTCATTATATATTAAGAAAACATTTAATCGCAATCATCCCCAACAAAATGAAATTTATTCTCAGGATCAATCTTTTTCATCAAATTACTATCATCGAAATCTAAACTATAATAATATTCATCTATTAAAGGTCTACTGAAGAATTCAATAAATTCATCCTTATTCATTTCAGCCATATAGGTGTATCTGTTTTTTCTTATAGTAATCCCTACATTATAATAAGAATAACATGTTTCAGCACAAAATTGATGATGATAAAATAAACTGATATTCTTTCCTTTTACGGAAGCTCCAGCACGAGGATTCGAACTACGTAATGATAAGAATTGACTAGAAATAGTTTCGACAGACATTTTGTTTTGAATAATTTAATCCTAAAATTTTATTTCAATTTTTTAAGTTATAAATTAAATAATTTTTTTAAGTTATAAAATAAAAATAGTAAAATAAAAAAAATTGAAAAATTTTTTTACAAAAAAGAAAAAGTATTATTCCCAAGTGGAAATCAGTGCTTCGTTTTAAAACTTTCAATCAACAATGTTCTCAAAATCGTGGTCCGATAAACCCAAGTGTCCTTGTGGTAGTCAATCACACACCCGTGTCTTTAGATATGTGAAGCGTGTGTATAGAGAGGTATGTCCTGAATCAATTATCATTTGTTCGTATTGTAAAGAAGAAGGCCATACTCCGGAAGGCAATGAATGTCGCCAGCAAGAAAAAGACAAGGCGTTTTACAATCGTCTTGACGAAGAAAGCAGAAGAGGAAAAGTCGCAAGACAGCCAGGAGAAAAGACCGCGTGGGAAGAAAAAGTGGAATGGGATAATAAGGTGAATAAGGAACCTTGGTTAGCACTTGAAGATCAACCTGCGATTGATGAACGCTATGAAGAACTGCGAAGAGAAGACGAGATGTATCAAAAAAGACAAGAAGAAAAGAAAGCTATCATTCGTCAAGCGAGAAAAGAAGTCGAAGAAACCAAGAAAGCTGGCGGCGATGAGAAACAAATTCTCGAACAAAAACGGCAAGAAGCTCAAGACATATACACTAAAAAAGGATTACAAATTTCCTCATGGGCTTGGGAAGTTATGATGGAAGACAGCGACATGAGCGGAAGCGATTTGGATGAAGATGACGAAGATTTTAGTAAGTATGAAGAATGGGAATCAGACGAGAATTAATTTAATAAATAAAATCATAAAAATCATAAAATCATAAAAATCATAAAAATCATAAAAATCATAAAAATCATAAAAATCATAAAAATCATAAAATCATAAAAATCACAAAATCATAAAAATCACAAAATCATAAAAATAATAAAATTACAAAATCATAAAATCATAAAAATCATAAATTCATAAAAATCACAAAATCATAAAATCATAAAAATAATAAAATTACAAAATAATAAAAAGAATAAATCATAAAAATTTGTATAATGTACATAATGTATTTTTTTTTGAAATAATTTTAATTAAATTTATTATATTAAAAAAAAACTTTTTAATTTTAATTTAAAAAAAAATTGAAAAGTTTTTTTAATATAATAAAATGTATATTAAAAGCTTAGATGGAGTTTCAACAAATGAATTCATTCATGTTTTATTCGGCATTGAGAAGTGAAATGGTTTATCAATTTGGACCATTAGTAGAAAGTAGTTGGCTTTATGGAAACTATGTAGAAATAGTATATGTGGATGGAAGAAGAGAACAAGTACTTTATCCATTTTCAGAGCAAATGATGATCGACGATGGAGGAGGAAATATGGAAGAAGAAAAAGAAAATGAAGAAGAAGAACAGGAGGAAGAAGAACATGAGGAAGAAGAAGTAGCTCACCCAGTATCTCCTCAAGGTGAGCCAAATGATGACGAAGATGAAACGGACAATGAAGATCCAGACGAGGAAGAACCTAATAATGAATATCTTCAAGTAGTAATAGAACCTTAATAATTTAACTTATAATTTTATTAATTAATAATTTATTATTTAACTAACCTATCATATTTATCTAACCCATTTTTTTTATTCATATTTATTATTAAAAACAACTTAAACCCACCTCATATATTAATATGTGGGAGAAGAAAAATCAAAGCAGGAGTTCCCGAGTGGTTAAAGGGGCAAGACTTAAGATCTTGTACGTCATGTTTCGTGGGTTCGAATCCCACCTTCTGCAATCTTCTCCCATAGACCGGATTAACTCAGTTTGGTAGAGTGCCAGCCTTTTAAGCTGGAGGCCAAGGGTTCGAGCCCCTTATTCGGTANTGCTTCATTAGCTCAGTAGGTAGAGCGTCTGGCTGTTAACCAGAAGGTCGTTGGTTCAATCCCAACATGAAGCGTCTTTTTATAAAATAATTGAAAAACTTATTTTATAAAATAATTTAATTAGGTTGTGTAAAAAACTTAATACACTCCCAAATTTTTGAAGATTCATCTAAGCTAAATGCGCCTCTTTTTTGTGCTAGATTGATAAAAGAAACTAATAAATTTAATGCCTTATTTTGATCTGAGACTTCTTGATCGACTAGTTTAGATTGAGAAGCGTTAGGTTCTTGAAACATATATTATAATACATTAGTTTTTTAAACTTTTATTTTTATTATATTAATTTTAAATAATGTATTAATTTAATAACCTGTAGAACCAAACCCTCCAATTCCACGGGATGTGTTCGATAGTTCATTAACATTATCCAATAAAATTACATGAATTGGAATTAACTCAGGAGCACATATTTGGTTAATTCGAACAAATTTTTCTATTTTATCATTACATAAAACATCAAAATTTGCTTTTATGTTTCCTCTATAGCCAGAATCTATAATTCCCACACAATTACACATTCTTAATGGTGTTTTATAAATACTTGAACGAGGATAAAGATAATAACCAGTTGATATTCGATTATCAACATTTTCTTCCTCAATATAAGCTTCACATTTAATTCCATAATCAATTTCTATTAGCTTAGTATTTAACATCCTTTCATTAGGTACAAATAGATCAAACCCAGCATCTGGAAAATCTTCTGAAGCTTTTTTATTATGCTTTAAAATGGCTTCTTGATATTTATCTCTTAAATCCATATTTTCTACATACATATATAAAACCATTCTTTTCATAATAATTATATTAATAAATTACATTTATATTATTTTAAATAAAATTGAAATAAAATTATAATACTAATAATAATATAAAAAGAAACATGTCGAGATTTGCTAACTTATCCAAAGAATCAAATGATGGTTTTCAAGTGTATGTTAGACCATCACAAAGGTATCAAAATAGATATCAAGATAGGTATCAACATCGATTACCAAGTAGAGATTATGAAAAAAAAGAAGAAAAGATAATTACAGAGGAAAAGTTTCCTCAACTTAGTACCAAGATACAGCCCAAAAAAGAAATCCCTGTGTTAAATTACATATTGCCAATATTAAATTATAAAGAAAATGTGGAAGTAGCTCCTCAAGAGATAAAGCCAGAACCACAAAAAAAAATAGATGTACTTTTCACTCATGAAGAAGCACAACATGTATTTGAGAAAATAGTTAATGGTTGGAAAACATATGAAGATGAATATATTAATGATTATGGAGAAGAAGATTATATAAAAAAATATGGAAGTTATTTATTTTGTCATGAGAATATAGATTCAGAATATGAGTTAAGTGATGAAGAAATGTATGAAGAAATAGAATAAGTTTAATATAATATAAAGAAATGAAATCATTATATAATGGAAAATTATTTTGATAGTATAGATGATTTAGATATAGCTTGTTTATATGAAGAAAAAGATTTGTATGAATATTTTTATGTAGAAAATGTAAAAAATATATATATACAATTTTTTTATGTAAATAAAAAAGAAATAATACATAAAAAAAAAATAAAATATTGTTTAAAAAATGAAAATAACTTCTCAAGGGAAGAAATAAATAAGTTATATTTATCATTTAAAAATTATAATAACAATACTTATAAATTAAATAAAATTTTAAAATATAATTTCTTCTTATCACAAAAAGAAGTTTATCCTTTTTTAAAGGCAAAAAATATTTCTTTATTAAAATCAATAGAACATAATGAGAATATTTATTTTGAACCAACTATTAATTTTTTTCATGAATTAAATGAAATATTTATTATTTTACAAAAAGAAGAATCCATTCATAACAATACCAAAAAAGTTTACCTTAATAAAACAAAACATTAGGACTAATCATTAATCGTGCTTTATTTTTTATTATAGAATTATAATGAAATATTTTATGTTCGCAGTCTAATTTACCCATTTGTTTAATTTTATAATTCATTACTCTCATGTTTTCTTTTATTAATGGTTTAGGAATATGAGATAAATTTTCATATGTACTATCATTATAATAACTATTTATAAAATAGGATAATTTATAAATAGCAAATCCATTAAATGCTGACAAACAAGTTATATATTCATTGGATTTACAATTTTTTAATAAATCTTGTACGTATCTACAATATTTATTCCAATCAAAGAACCAATGACAATTAATAAAATAAGGTTTTATAGATAACGCCCAGCCATCATAATATGGTTTTTTATTAAATGTTAAACCATCCCACTTATCTGTATTTTGTAAATGTGATTTTAAAATATTGATATTAGCCATTCTTTCGCAAACATTATCGCAATCCATGACAATAAAATAATCATAATTCATAAATTTATTACGAATAATATTTAAATATTTATTTCTTGCTTTTGTTAAATTATTTGTGCGATGCTGAAACAATCGATCGCGATTAATATGTATAATAACCCATGGGTTTTCTTTTTTTATTCTATCTAATATACTAAATGTTTCGTCTGTAGAATAATCTACACATAAAATTACCTGATATTCATCAAATAACTTTCCAATTGATTTCATATTTTGAAATACTTTTAATAAATATTTACCGCAATTTTTAACTGTACCACAAATAACACATTTCATATTATTTATAAAATATAAAATATTAATAATTAATACTTAATTGTTTTTTTAGTAAAGAATAATAGGTGAAAGGTTTATTGAATAATATAGAAGCAACTTCTCCAAAAGAAGTGCGATGAGAATAAGAAGAAAAAGAAATAATTTGTTGAGAATGTTTCATTAAAAAAAATTCAGTTAGCGTATCTAAAATAGCTTCTTTTTCTTTTATTTCAGACAATCCCAAATGAATTATTTTGGTTTTTTTAAAATAAACAAATGGAAAAAATTTATAAATGATATGTTTAATCCATGGATTATCTCCAATTAATAAATATTTTTTATCAGGATGAAGAATCCGTTTTAATGTAAAAATAATTTTGTTAATAATAAAAACGGGAATATGTTTATTATCCAATAATATATCATCTCCAACTCTTAAATGAATAATAATAAATTTATTTTTTTCTAAATGTAGTTCATTTAAATAATTAGCAATGGAATCAATTAAAATAGAGTTAGGTTGTATTTGATGTAAAACTTGTAAAATAACATTATTATGTATTTCTTTCAAGGGAAAAGAATTATCTTTCATGAATATTTTCTCCTGAGAATGTTTGTTTAAAAAAGCAATTCTATTATAATAATCATATTTAGATTTTATAGGAAGAGGAAATTCTAATAATTTTTCCGAAACGATATCATTATCTCCTCCAGTTAAAAATTCACTAATGGGATGTTGAGAATAATTCATCAAAAACATTTTTTTTTGATGAATACACAATTGTGATAAAAACAAACAACCTCTTAAATAATCGCCTAAACCAAAGGTAAAATTATTATAGACATTAATTATTTTATGAATTTTTGTGTTTAATGAAATCATATATAAATATTAATAAATAATAAATATATGGATTTGAATATAAATAATTACTCTATTGAAGAATTAATATCTATTTTAGAAATAGAAGATTTAACAATAGAAAATGTAATATCCAAAATTCAATATTATATTGAAAAGTTTCATACAAATAATAACATGAAAGATTTTTTTATGAATATAAAAGAAAAAATAATAGATTTTCTCCAGTTAAATAACAAAGAAAATTATGAAAATATGGAAGAACAAAGTCAAGAATTCAATGATTCTCCAGCAGAACAACAAAAAAAATGGTTTGATAGAGAATATTTACTTCAAGATAATCCAATTCAAGATGATAGAATAACTCAAAGAGAACAACAAATTGATGTATTTAATAATAGTCGATTTCCCATGAATAGAAAACAATTAGGTGTAAGCAATAATTACCAAGTGCCTTACGCTCAAGATACATTAAATCCTACATTAGAAAATACTATTAGTAGATTAGTAAATCTAGATAGCCATTATCGACAATCAAGTGCTGGATACAATTCTATTTCAACTGATTATACATTAGATTTATCTGAACCATTAAGAAATGTATTAAATATGGGATTGTATTCGTTTTCTATTCCTTATACTTGGTATACTATTGATATTCAATATAATAATTATTATTTTAATATTATTAATAATAACATTTCCTTTCGAATAGAAATAGAAACAGGAAATTACACTCCAGAAACATTTTGTATAGAATTAAATAGTAAATTATTAAAAAAAGGTTTCACTGTACCACCAAATAATCCAAATATTGTCATGTATTTAGCCCCAAAAGGTAAATTATTTTTTCAGTTTCAAGATGTAATTGATCCTTCTTCCAATACAATGAATACATTAACGGTAGGTAATATTTTTAATAAAGAAATAAATGCTTATTTTGAATTTTATGTTTCAAAATCAAATAATATCGAAGATTGTGATACCAGTGAAACAACTATTTATATAGATAATACCTTAGGTTGGTTAATGGGATTTCGAATGCCTGTAGTTCCTATATTAAAAGAGGGTAATATTCCAATTTCAGTAGTTGATTTATTTGGGCCCAAATACTTTTTAATTGTTATAGATGATTTTAATTCAAATCGATTAAATAATGGTTTAATAACAATAACTGAGTTATCTACAAAATTATCTTTTCCTGAATATTATACTAGTACTCTTCCACATGAGTGTTTTAAAGAAATCGACAATACGCTAATAATAGAAAAGGAATTTGAAAATTCAAACAATGGTTTATTATTAACAGAAAAATTAGAAATAATAAGTCAATCAGTTCCTCAAGTAGTAGCAACTTCTCCAAGAACATTAACTCAAGCCCAAATCTATACAATTAATGAAATAACTAGAAATCGTTTAAAATCTACAAATATAAGAAGTAAACCTCCCAATCAATCGGATTCATTTGCGATTATTCCCATAAAAAAAGGGGCTATGCCATTAGGAGATGTATATTGTGATTTTGGTGGAAGTTTACAAGAAAATAAAAGAAGATATTTTGGACCAGTAAATATTTCAAGATTAACAATGAAATTAATAAATGACAAAGGGTATGTGGTAGATTTACATGGTGCGGAATGGACGATAACTCTAATATGCGAAGAATTATATCAGTATTAATTCATGTTCTTTATTTTCTTTTAATTCACCTTTTAAAAAGTATTTACTAAAAAAAACAAATAAAAAAGAAAACCCAATTCCGATGATACAACCTAAAAAAATTTGTAAAAAGGAATGTTGTTTTATTTTATAAAAAAAATATAATCCACAAGTTATAAAAAATAAAAACAAAATATTAATCCAAGAAGAAGGATAAATGAAATAAAAATAAAGAAAAGAATAAAATGATAAAGTAGAAAATAAAGAAGGCATTCCCAATTCTTCCCAAGAATAGTTATTTTGTATAATTTTTAAATGAAATAAAGAAGTATCAATATAAGGTTTTGGAATAAGAAAAATATATTTTAATAAATAGTTAAATAATATATTTATTAAAATTCCCAATAGATAAAAAAAAGAATATGTATATTGATTTTTCATACAAAGATAAATATATTCAATCAAAACAAATAAATACAAATAATTATAAGTCATTGGTATTATAATAAAACATAGAATATTTTTCTTCTATTTTTTTTTTGTTTGTTGAAAATAGTTGTTCTCTAGTATTATATATGTTTTCTACATCTACTTCTTTATCAGTTGATTTTGTATCATTATTAAATGTTGTTTTAAATTCTTGAGTGTTTAATTCAATCGATTTATTGTATTTTTGTTTCATAGAATCACCCATGTAAAATAAATCATATAATTCTTTATCAGGTATTGATAGAATAATACTTTTCCCTATTGGTATGGAAGGTAAAGAATTAAAAAAATATCGATAAATCTTTTTTGATTTTTCTACAGTTGTAGGTTGTATTAAAGTTTCCGTATTATCTCCTGATAATTTTATATCTAACTTTAAATCTTCTAGTTGAGAATATTTATCCTTCTCAATATGTAATTCCTTTTCTATTTCTTTTTTTTTTATTTTTCTCTTTTTGTTTTCTTCAATATCAGAAGTTGTTTGAAAAGATTCTTTAAATAACCCATAATTAATAGTCATGAGTTCTTTATATTGTTCTAGTTCAGTTCCTTCATAAAGTACATATATTGCCATTATAGCTTGGCTATAAATAAGAGATGAATTCATTATTTCACTTACCTCATCATCATTGTATTCATACTGGGGAATACCTTTATCACTAAAACTAACATAATAATAATGATAATTATTATAACATATTAATCCATTATTTATATAATTTTTCTTAACAACACTTTTATCTGTTTCTTCTTTATTAATAGAAATAATTGGATTAATATAAATATGTTTTTTTGAATAATTATTCAAGCCAATTAATAAATATTTATTTTTATTTGAAAGTTTATAATTATCTATTCTAGTACAATAATCTATTGAACCAATATCCATAGAAGTTAGCATTGGATTTTGTGATAAAGTTAATAATTCCTCTACACTAATAATATCAGGTGTATCCATTTTTATAAATTTTAATATAGTAAGTTCTTCTTGAGGTAGTATTTTGGGAGGCTTTGAGGAATCTACACATTCTATCACCTGTGAAGAGCTATATAATAAAAATCGTAATTTAATAAGCTGTATAATTTCTATTAATTTAGTTATAGGTTCCGATGAAGTACCTTTTAATAATACTAATAAATCGTCTATTTTTCCAAAAAATAGTTGAAGAGGTTCCTCAAAATCTTGAAATGCTCCTTTAATTTGATTTGGTAATAAAATACTCATAATTATATCGTAATCTGTTTGTGATAAATCATAAACAAATCTTCTTCCAGATAATTCTGTTAAAATTTTACAAAGTGTATTAATAATAAGTTTCATTTTTTTAAATTGTTCTGATTGGATAATAGCATCAGAATCAATTTCATTTAAACAATCATTTGCCTGTTCCATTAAAACTGGAAACTCTGGTAAATGAATTAACATTTGTAATAATGTACTTAACCAACAAATACTATCACTATTGTTTATTCCTACATTAATTGGTGGTGTACTCATATTATAATAAATAAAATTATTTTTTACGATAATAAACTAGCATTTGATATCCTTTCATAAAATTCCATTGAATTGTTTTTCCATCGATATCTGTTGAGCCATGAAAAGAAAAATTAGTAGACGAATTTAATAACTGCTTCCACTTCATTTTTTTCAATCTACTATAACTCATTCCGTCATAACCATATTCTTCTTTATTACACATTAATAATCCACAAAAATGATTTCGATCATTGTCAATAATTGCGACGCTATCTAATTCATAAACATATTCTTTCACATTCAATGTTGTTAATTTAGTATGTGGGTAGCTATAAGAATTAATAGGATATTGAAGAATGATAACATGTGGAACATAAGAATAAAAGGTTAAATTCATGGATAAACTTTCAGAAGTAGAATATTTTTTCATGCGTATAGATTTAATACTTAAATATTCAACTAATGCTTCATAATAAGAAAAAGGATTGCCAGCATTTCCTTTTTTATAAATATTTTCATGAGTTATGTGTTTATATAAAAAATCAATAATTGTATTCGTATTCATTTGTGTCATTGCGTATTTATTCCCAGTAAGACAAGCTTCAATATTAAAATTTAACAAGGCAAAGCCATTTCTCAAGTTTAAAGGTATTTCATCGTTATTTATTAATTTTCCTAAAATCATTAAATTTCTAAAGAAATGAAAAAATTGTCTTCCTTTATCACTAATAAATAATAATACAAACATAACATTAAACCAACAATTGGAAGAATATTGTTTAGGTGTAATAATTTTATTCATTTGTAAATGTTTATTTCCAGCTAACTGATTTAATAAATATTTTTGTGCTTTTTCGTGTGAATAAGAATAACATAGATTCCGAATTTTTATTTTTAAAGGATTTAAATCACAATATCCAAATGATTCTGTAGCTTTTGTTCTTAAGGTTATTAGTTGTTTGTTAATGGAAGGTCGATAACTTTTTGTTAAAGATTTACTTCTTGTTAAAGGTGAAATTTTCTTTTTAGTTTTATTCATATTATTTTATACGATAATAAAATATGGGTGCTGGAGTATTACCAATTGCGATAAAAAACAATCAAATTTATTTTTTGTTTGGAAAAGAGAATAAATACAATGATACTCCAGGATGGGCGGATTTTGGGGGAGGTATTGAAGAAAAAGAGAATATATTAAATTCCGCGGTAAGAGAAGGTTGGGAAGAATCTACTGGATTTTTAGGAACTCCTCAAGAAATGAAAAAAATAATTATTAAAAATAATAAAATGTGTTTTGATATTCCTAATTATAAAACTTTTTTATTACCAATAAAATATGATGAAAAGATGGTTGAATATTTTAATAAGTCTCAATATTGTATTCAAAAAAACTTATCAAAAGAAATGATTGAAAAAACATTTATTTTTGAAAAGCAAGAAATAAAGTGGTTTCGTTTAGAAGATTTAGAACAAAAAATAAAATTATTTCGCCCTTTTTATCAAGAAATAATAAAAATAATTTTAGAAAAAAAAATACTTTTGAAAAGTATTTTTAAAACAAAAAATAAAACAAAAAAAATAAAAGAATAATATATGACAAGTGGCTTTGTGAAAGGAACTGCTTCTAAAACAAGAAAAGGAAGAAAGAATTTTACTACAAAAAAAACATCTAAATATCATCAAAAGAACGGTCATTGGCTAACCAATATGTATAAACCATTTAATTTTCATAAAGGATCAAGATCAAAATCAAGAAAAGGAGAAAAAGCGTTCATGACTCATAAAGGAAGTAAAGTATTTAACCGTAAAGGACATTATGTTAAACAGACTCCCCTTCCTTATATGATGGGAGGATGAGGTCCCGCTGTATCTACTCCAGTATTACCTTAAATAATTAATATAAAGGAATGACGAAATATTTTTATATTTCTGAAAAATATAAAAATGAATAAAATAAGAATTTAATGAATATATAATAGTTCATTGTATTTGTTATAAATAATAGAATTTAATGTATCTATAGTTAGGATTTTTTCCTTTTTTAATAGTTCAGCACATTCAAGGATAAAGTCTTTAGATGGAATAATGATAGATTCTGCGTACTTTTGCGCTTCTATAATCAAACATAATATTTCATTATCAATCATTTCCTTATATTTTTCACTATTTTTAGGAAAAATATATTGGCTTCCCATTCCATAATATAAAATCATTCTTTCTGCTAAGTTATAAGCTTCTTCAAAATCATTAATGGCTCCAGTTGTTATGGATACATTATAGATAACTTCTTCCGCGATTCTTCCACTTAATAAAATAGCCAAATGTTCGAATAATGTTTCTTTTGTGAATAAAGCAGTATTTGATTCATCGAATAATGTATATCCAGGAGTATTTGGCGATGATAAATTGATAACAACTTTCCGTACTTTGCTATGATAATTAGAAAGCATTCCCATAACAACATGGCCCATTTCATGTACTGCTATTCTATCAATTAAATTATTCGAAATTTGATGTTCGAAAGGTTGCCATCCTCCAATCATTTTATTTAAAATAATATCAATATCTGTCATGTTAAATACATTCAAATTATTTCGCAAAGCATTCAACATGGCTTCATTTAATAAATTTTCAATTTGTGCTCCTGAAAATCCCATTGTTAAATCAACCAAATTAGATAAGAGAATAGAACTATCATGTGGTTTTCCTTTAATATGTATTTTAATAATTTCCTCGCGTGTGAAAGAATCAGGGTTGCCAATATAAATTTTCTTATCAATTCTGCCAGGTCGAATCAATGCTGGATCTAATAAATCAACGCGATTAGTAGCACCAATAACAAAAATACCAGAATGATTTTTAAAGCCATCTAAAGCTACTAATAATTCATTCAATGTACTGTCTCTTTCAGAAGAAGCAGTATCTGATTCTGTAGAACGTTTTCTTCCTAAAGCATCAATTTCATCAATAAAAATAACACAAGGTTTATTTTTGGAAGCTAATTTAAACAGCTCACGAATACGAGAAGACCCAACACCAACATATTTTTCTTGAAATTCAGAGCCTGAAACAAATATAAATGAAGTATTAGATTCTCCAGCAAATGCTTTCGCAATCATAGTTTTGCCATTCCCTGGTGGTCCTTCTAATATTAAACCTTTAGGAACACGAACATTATATTGAGAATATTTTTCATGATTTGTTAAAATATCCATACATTGATATAGCTCGCTTTTAATATTATCATAACCACCAATATTACTAAAATTCAATTCTGTATTACTAACAACAAAAAAGTTTTCTGATTTCTGATTTTGTTTCTTTTCAAAATTATCAAAATCCTGGAAGCTTCTATTTTGTTGATTAAATATAATACGAATTTGTGTATTTTTATTTTTCTTAGGAAAAAAGAATTCATCAAATTCTTTATCTAATTCATTCTCATGAGAAAAATTATTATTTAAAAAATTATTTTTTTCAATATATTGTTTATTTTTATTAATTCTTTTTAAAGCTTCTTCATAATATTTTTGAGAGAGAGGATATTTTTTTTTATTTATAAACATAGATTTAAAACTTACACAAGAAAAACATAAATAAAAAAATAATATATATCTCATATATTTATTCACTCATTAGTATTTAAATAATTTTTTAAAACAATTAAATATCATCAATATCTAACCAAGGTTCATCTGTTTCTTCAGTAGTAGATAAGGTTATAGGTTGAGAAGGAATATATTGATCTTCGACATCATGAGTGAATATAACATTCATATCTTCCTCACCTGCTTTTTCTATTCTAGAAAAATCATTATTGGCTAATATTTTCCAATTGGCAGAAATTGTTTTTTGTAATCTATCTACATCACCTAAAGAATATATCTCAAGTAAATCACATTTTGTTTTTTGATCTTCTTTGTGTGTTTCCCATTCTCGTAAACCAATTAATACCCAAGAGCCTATATTAACAAAGTTTGATTTTTTATGTCTTCCACGAAATTTACCTCGTACAATACATAATCGAACTTTGTCATCAATACAATGAACTTCAAACATATTATTACCGAATTTTTTTGTAATAATTGCGTAAATTTCATTTGGATCTGTAGAAACTACAAATTTCATGCTTTTAGAAGAATCTACCATTGACTTTTTAGCTTGATGTTTATGTTTACCACCGATTTGATTTTTCACCATTTCTCTTATAATACATTATAATATAATATTATTTTATTTCAATTTTTTTTATATATTATAATTATATGAGTAGTTGGATAAAAGAAGTTACTGCTTATTATCACGAACAAAAAAAAAATAATCCCAATTACAAGTTTAAAGATGCGTTGAAAGATTTAAGTCGAAAGAGAAAAGGGCAAACACCTACACCTCATAAAAAATCTCATAAAAAATCTAGAAAATCAAAGAAAGCAAGAAATTCAAAGAGATCAAAAAAATAAAAAAGATTTATATTTACAAGTTATATATTCTATAAACTTTTCAATAAATAAAAAAGATTTTCGATTAGTAGGAAGTGGATGAGAACACAATGTTAATAAAGATACCCACTCAGATAAAAATATGTTTGTACGCATTGAATGAAAAATAGGCAAAAATATATTTGATAAAATATATATATCCCAGGAATTACAATAAGAAAATAAAGAATCGATAATTTTATTTTTATCTTGATTTATAAAAGGTTTGTAAAACATATTAATTTCATTTTCATGTTTTTGTAAATTTAATTTGTGAATAAGATAATAAATTTTTTCTGTATCTAATGTTTCCCAATGAAATACTAAATAATAAATAAAATGTACTTCTAAAGGATAGCTATTATTTATATTTTTTAAAAAAGGTATTTTTTTAAAAAATTTGATTTTTTTAGATAAAAAAGAATAAGAAAAATTACTCAAGTGAATATCAGTATTATTTTTAATAAAATAAGAAAGAGGATAAGGGTTCATATAATAAATATGATGTGAATTCAATAATTTTAATTTTTGTAAGATTGAAAAAAAAGAATGAATAATATGGAACAAATAATTTTTATGTTGAAAAATAAAAGGAAAAAGTAATTGATATTGTGATGGATGAGAGGAATAGTGTAGTTTCACTTGATTTTCATTTATTTCATAATTATCAAAAATATAATAATGATGGAAATAATTAGGTATTTGTTTCATAAAAGAATATACTTTTATTTCATTCCATAAATATGAATGTAAATAATTATATTTAGTAAATGATTCTTTTTTATAAACACTCAATGGTAGTTTCAACATGTTATAAATAATAAAAAAAAAAAAATATTTTAAAAGTATATGGAAGATTTTTATGATATAGGATTTAGTAATGCTCTTCAACTTCATAAAAATAATCGTCTATATGATGTTAATGGCGATTACACAGATGGATATAATGATGGAGTAGAATCTTCAATTGTGCCAGCAAAACAACATAGCCAAGAAGACGATCCCGTAGTTGAAGGAATTTATGTGGATTATCCTTCGTATAAAAAAGCATATAGAAAAATATTAAAAAATCGTGGTGTTAAGATGAAAGAATATGAAAAAGGATATATGGATGGTTCTCTTTCACTTCCAGAAGACAATGATAATAATAGTTATTTACTAGGGTATAGAGATGGAAAGTATCAATTTAGCCAAGCATATTCAGAGGGAAAATCAGAATATACATTATCAAAAGGACACTCGAATGAATTTATAAAAATATACAATGAGGGAAAAAAAGATTCCTCAAGTTCAGCAAGAGGTAAAAGTAAAAAAAGGAGGAAGCAAAAATCAAAAACAAAAACTAAAACAAAAACAAAATCTAAAAGATAAGAATCTATTTAGCTGATTTATGAGTTAAGTTAAAATATCTATTTTTAAACGTTTTTTTAATTTTACAATCAATTTCTTCCCGATCTGTGAATCCTTTTTCATTCAATTCTTTTATAGTCTCTTTTATTAATTCATCATATATTTCACAAAATTGTATAAACATATCTTTTGGTTTAATTACTAATTTAATATTTTCATGAATGTACGTATCAATATTTTGTAAAAGTTGTTTAGAAAGGGAAATATACCGTTCTCTTTTTTTAGGTATATTTTTTTCCAATTTTTTTTTACGAAAATAATAACGACTTGCTCGAAACATTTTATCTAATATTTTCCCTTCATAACCTAATTGAGTTAGTCTTTCTGATTCTAATAAAATTAAATCATTGTTTTCTTCACACCAAAGTTCCCACTTTTCTTTATAATCATTTCTTTCTTCGAATTCATACAATTTTGAAAAAGCTAAAATCTTTTTAGATAAATCTTCAGATAGATTGTATCTGTAAATATTTAACATATTTTATAAATCTTTTTTTTGTAAACTTTTATTTCAATTTTATTATATTAAAATTGATAAATATTTTAATATAATTAATTAATAAAATTATGTCAGAAAGAGAAAAAGAAATATTAAAAGAAGTAGAAAAATTTCCTCATGAGAAAGAAAATATTGAAAAATATCTCCATGATCTGGATGAAGTAGAATGGAAAGCATTTTTATTAGCACGAAGTATTTTAAAAACATCTTTTCATTTATTAAAAAGTAATGGATACATAGAATGGAAATCAGCTAATTAATAATTTATGTAATCTATTTCTAATTTTTAATGTTTTTTGGTTAAATAAATGTTTTTTTTTTAAAGAATGAATTTTTTTTTTGTGATTTTTTGTAGGAATTTTTCCTCCAGCTATTGTAGGTTGAGCTATAGTTTCGGCAGCAGTTGTTGCTGTTATCGCCGCAGGAACTACTTCTGCTGTATCAATAAGCGAATTTATATCATGACTTGCGCTATCTCCTTCTTGTTGGTAGTCAGTTGGCATTCTTGGTAAATTGGTAACACTATTTAACTCTTGTGAAATTTCATGTGCGAATGTATTTCCTATATTAACCATATTCGAAACCATTTGTGTAAGACGAATTATAACCGCAACAGGAAATGTTTTTTCGGCTATTCCAAAAGCAGTAGACCCAATAATTTGGAAGCAATGTATCAATAAAATACAAATTTTAAAATTAACTTGAGAAACTAAATTAATTAATTTACTACGTGCTTCTAATTGTTGTTTTATAAAAAAAGTTTGACTAGCGTTATTTAGATCAGGAAGAGAAGGAGGTGAACCATCAGTTGAAGATGGCTCAGGTGGTTGAGTAGCACTATTAAATTCATCTACTTGTTTATTAATTATAAGTTGATTATTTATAATTAATTCTTGGACCATGGGAATAGCAATTGACATAACTGTTTTAGCAGCTTTTATACTAACTTCATCTCCTGTAGGCCAATTAGCAGGAGAAGTATCTCCATAACTTTCCAGAATTTGTTTACAAGTATTTTTAATAATTTCTGTTGTTTCGTCAAGTGTTTGTGAATTAACAGTATTTCCTTCTTCCCCAACATTTTCAGGATTAGGACGGTTTGCTAATGTATTTCCATCCATTGTGGAAGTATCTTCACTTCCTCCAATATAATTGTTATCCATTGTTATTACATAATTTATTTTTATAATCAGAATAACTTATTTGTAATTTTTTATTCATATCTTTTAATGAAATACTTTTTAAAAAAGAATAGTTTCCTAATTTTCCTTCATGAGTATATCTATTGGTTTTGGCTTTAATAGGAATTTGTCTCATGTTAATAGCTTGAATTTTGTTTTGTTTAATTGGCTGTGAAATAGTTGTAGTAATTGAATTATTTGTATTATATGTTTTAAACTTTGCGAAAACAGAAGAAGTTTTATTTTCTTTCCCAAGTTCTTTTTTTTCTTCTTGAATAATAGATAATTTTTCTAATTCTTCATCCGCAAATATATATAAATAAGCACAATCAAAAGTAATAATATATTTTCTAGCAATGGTTTCTAAATATCGATAAGGTAAAGAAAAGTCTGAGTAATAAGAAAAACTTTCTTTTTCATGATTATAAAGCATTAATACATTTCCTACTGGAGTTTTTTCTAGTATAACATTGTTTTTTAATTGTTTTAATTGTTCTAGAGATAATTCATGACGATTCATTTGTTTGCTTTTCTCTAAATATTTATCTTCATACTTTTCTTCTTTTTTCACAGGTATTATTTCTTCTTCTTTTTCAAGAGAAATTACTTCCTTCTCTTTCAAATAATACCATGAAAAAATATTTGTCGTATCAAAAAAATAAAAAGAAAAAAGAAATAAAAAAAAGCATCCTAACAACATTATTTTATTTTATAATATAATTTTTAATATAAAACAATTAAATTACTAAATTTATTTTCTACATTTAGACCTAGCCCTAGACCAATGATTATAATTTGGATAAAAGTTGCGAAAACATTTATCCTGACATTGAGAAACGTGCATAGATGTTGTATAATCATTAGGCTGTGGATAAACAGAACAAACATAAGTACATTTAACCAAATACCTCTCCATATTTTTGTTTTCCACCCAATTACCAAAAGATTCGCACATTCCACAAAATAAAGCAAATCCCACAATTATTGCTACAATACAAATAGTATTACGAGTTTGATGAGGATCACGAGGGCGTTCGAATCTAGACATTTTGATTATTAATAAATTATCTTATTAATTAAAAATTATTTCAATTTTTTTTTAATTTAGATAATCTATCTTGTACTAATAATAAAATAGTATTTGTTAAATCTGGAACTTTCATTAAATAATAATTTTTAGATGAAGGATGAAGTTGTACCAAATACAAATGAGAAACTTTCATTCCATAATTTTTTTCAAGAATATATTTATAAATATTTAATTGTAAGCTATAATGCCAAAAATTTGTATCAGGTACAGTATCTAAACAAGGAGTAATTGCGTATTTATTAAATGTATTATTTTTTGTAATATCTTTACATCGTTTCCAATCATAAATCATTAATGTATCATCACTATTTTTATATACCATATCAATAGAGCCCGCAATTTTTAATTCAGTATCATAAATAGTCCATTCAGTCCGATAAGGAACCAAGTTAGGAAACATATCAATAAAGTTAATAAAATATTGCCATTCAATAGATTGAATAATAGGATCGGAAAAAGGTGTTGTAGCAAGTAAAATGTCTTTCAAGTCTTTATGAGTACATAGAGTTTTTCCCATAGAATCTAAGTTCATAAATTGTTCGATATAAAAGTGTAAAAGAGTTCCTTGAGAAGATACTTCTTTTCCATTTTGATTCCATTGATCTTTAATTTGTTTTTTCGTCATGCCAAAATATTTATTTTTGCTATTCCATGTTTTTGCTTTCATCATTTTATCGATGATTTTATCAGCATCAAATTTTTCAAAATGGCTATGAATCCAAGTAGTAACCGAAGTATATTTACTATCTGGATCTATTAAAATGCTATATTGATGATTTTCTTCATAAAATAGAATATTTTTATCTAACTCATGTGAATTTTCTACTGAAAGTTTGGAAGTCATTGTATTATACTTTACAACTTATGTTTATAATCATTCAATTTTATTTATTTATTAATAAAGCCAATTGTGCTAAAGAATCATCTAATGTTTTTTCACTACTTAAATTGCTTTTACCCAAAGAAAGAACAGGATTTGGATTCACATGAAGTATAGGTTCTAATTGTTGATTTGGATAAACTGCTTGTAATTGGGGATGAAAAGGCTCAGGATTACTAAAAATTAAAAACAAATTATAAAATAACTTATTCATTTCCTCTTCATTTAATTTTGCCTTCCATGATTCCTTCACACCTTTTTTAATAATATATAAATATATAGTTAATACTTTATTTTTATAATGGACGCTAAAATCTATAGATTCATCGGTAGCAGATAAAGAAAGAAATGGTTTTTTTTTGCTAGATATATTTTTCTTAACATTGGCTTGTTCTGGCTTTGTTGGTTTAGAAGAATTGTTTGTTGTTTTTTCGGTGGAAGTTTCTGATGGTTGGCTAGAGAACAAAGAGAATATTTTATCCATTATATAATAATTATAATATTAAATTAATTTATGGAACTTATAATTGAAGAAAAGAAAATTCAACCTGTTTCTTATGAGGGTATATTAAAAAACATGAATTTAAAAGTGATAGATGGTAAATTAAGTCAAGATAATCCTATAAAAAAGAATGTATATTTTTATCCTCAGGAGCTTAACATTTCCCCAAGTGAAACTAATTCTAATAAAAATAATTCTTCAAGAATTCAACCACTTACTCTCAAACAACAGTATATAAAATATTTAGTTCAAAAAATAAATCAAAAAAAAAGAGTATCACAAATAAAATCGAAAAAGATGTATTTTGTATAATATTAAATAATATAATATAAAAGAATTCCAAGGAAAATAATTATATAAATAATGATAAGTAAAGAACCACTATAATAAGAATTATTAACTCGAAATTTAGATGGTTTATTAGAAATTCTATTTAAATTATAGTTATAAACGTGATTATAAGCATTATTCATGACATTTCTGGCGGTAGTTTTATCTGAACGTTCATAAGGATCATTATGTAATTCCATAATTCTTTTAAAATAAATCTCAGATAAATTTTCCAAATGTATTAAAATGTTGTCTAACTCTTCTCGAGAAAAGGAAGAAAGAACTTCTTCGGTATCAAAATGATGATGATTGTGAAATAAAAGATTATCGACTTGTTGTTGAGATAGCATGTTGTTTGATTTATATTTATAATTACTCTTATAAAAAAAAGATTTCAATTTTATAATATATTAAATATAATTTTATAATTAATATATGAATTGGTTAAAAGAAATACAAATAAATAAAGAAAAAATAAATGAATTAACAAAGGAGGAATTTCAAGAATGTATAAAAATAGCTAAAGAATACTACTACAATAAAGTTAGTTTAATAGAAGATAATTTATATGATTTATTAGAAGAAACATTTCAAGATAAATTTCCAAATGAAAAGATAGAAATTGGCAATTTACCAGAATTAAAAAAAGTATCTTTACCCTATGAAATGTATTCAATGAATAAAATAAAGAATGATTCAACCAAATTAAAAAATTATTTTCAGAAATATTTGGGAAATTTTGTAATATCAGACAAATTGGATGGTGTAAGTGCTTTGTATGTGAATAAACCTATGGAAAAAAAATTATATACAAGAGGAAATGGAAAGATAGGTCAAGATATATCTCATTTATTACCTTTTTTGAATTTGCCTTCTTCGCCAGATTGTGTAATAAGAGGTGAATTAATAATAACAAAGGAAAAATTTAAAAAATATCAAGAGAACTATTCAACAGGAAGAAATTTTGTTTCAAGTATGGTGAATAGTAAAAATCCATCTCCAGAATTCATAAGTGATATCGATTTAGTTTTTTATGAAGTAATTCAACCTGTACTATTGCCAATTCAACAAATGAATTGGATTCAATCCAACAATTATTTATTTTCTCCTTTTTATTTGTTATCTTTTTCGAATACTGTTAATAATGATTTTTTAAAAAATGAATTGTTAAAAAGAAAAGAAGAATCTATATATGATATAGATGGTATTATTATTACACATAATAGTATATATCCTAGATTAAGTAAAAATCCTTCTCATGCTTTTGCGTATAAGACAGAAATGGATTATCAAATAGTAAAAACAGAAGTAGTAGATGTTGAATGGAATATATCCAAAGATGGTTTATTAAAACCAAAAATTAAATTAATCCCAATTCAAATCAATAATATAAATATTGAATATGTTTCAGGTTATAATGGATTTTATATTGAATCAAATAAAATAGGAAAAGGTTGTAAAGTAGAAATAATTAGAAGTGGAGATGTCATCCCAGTTATTCGGTCTATCTTAACTCCAGCAGAAGAATGTATTTTTCCTCAAGAAGAATATGAATGGGATGATAACCATGTAGAATTAAAATTAAAAAACAAAGAAGAAAACAAAGATTTTTTATTAAAAGAAATTATTTATTTTTTCAAAGGATTAAAAATAGAAAAATTAGGTGGAAATTATATTAATAAATTATATGAGAATGGATATAATTCTATTGAAAAAATAGTTTTAATGACTGAAGAAGATATATCAAATTTAAAAAATATATCTCTTAAAACAAGTACTCAATTTTACGAAAAAATAAATAATAAAATAAAAGAAATAACTTTGTTAGAATTATGTTGTTTATTAAATATATTTGGTCGAGGATATTCTATAAAAAAAATAGAATCTATTATAAATGTATATCCATCATTATTTGATTTTCAAATAAATTCCAATACCAAAATGTTAGCTTTAGAAAAAATAAAAGCTACCAAATTACACGCAAAACATATTTGTGATTCTTTATTAAAATTAGAAGATTTCTTGAAAAAAATAAATAAAATTTAGTTATTAAAATTATAATAAATAAAAAAAAAATTGAAATATTTTTTTAATTAATAAAAATGTACCGGTTAAAACCCAAGTGTTCTCAAGTTTTAAAATGTCTTTCCAATTGATTCAATCGCTCAGTCTTTACATTCCATTTGTTCGTGATGATGTTTCTCTGGAAACATTCATTGAAACATTTCATCACAGGAACATTGGTAAGGTAAGTACAGTAGATCTAATTTATAAAGCGGATACGCCTTTGCGTGAAGCATTCGTTCATTTTCAACTCTTCTACAATACAAAAGAGGCGTACGACTTCCAGCTAACTTTGGAGTCCGAACAACGCCTTCGCTTGTATTACAACGATACAACATTCTGGTCCATTTCCAAAAACTTTTCAAAGAAAGCCGCGACTACAATTGGAGGAAGAAAAATTCGACTAAATTTAACTGATGAACCCACTACTCCGGATACTCCAGCTGGAGAAGACGAAGACCATTACATGTCAGACATCAACATGGAAGAAGAATGGAAAGAAGAATATAACAGCGTGTACGGTGATGAGGATGAAGAAGAAGTTGTTGAACCGCGACCAGAAGAGATGACTTTGGTTAGTAGTGATTATCCAGCAGCATTGGAAAAGCATATAGATATGCTACAAGGACAGTTGGAGTTCATAGCCTACGATTATGCGGATCAGAACGATCAACTTCAAGCAAAAGATAAAGAAATCGAGCATTTGTATCTTCTGTTGGCTGAAAAAGATGCTTTGTTAGAAAAAAAAGAACAAGAAAAAATGGAGATAGTGAAGTACTGGCAAAGTACTGGGCGTCAAATACAAGAAAGGGTCGAAGAAAAAAAAGATTGTTTGTTGGAAGCAATCACTTCTAACGGATACCGAGAGTTCAAGAAGATAAATGAATACTCTCAAGAAAGAGAGGAAAAGTTGGTTGAAATCTTGGAAGAAATGAAACAAGAATGGAGTACAAAGTTGGGAGCCTATGAAGAGGAATACAAAAACCAAATGGAACATATGAAGATGATGATGACAAGACATGAAGTTGTTTGGACTAGCGTAGAGCCTCTTCAAGAAGAACAAGAACGAGACGAAGAAAAAGCCAACCTACAATTTCATCAAGGCGGTTATCAAGCACAAAGACAAGTAGCAGCTGATCCTTCTGAGCTCAAATATCTTCGACAACTGGATACATTTGAGGGAATGGCTAAACAATACACTTATCAATATTCTATTCCAACTCCAATAACCTATCGTGAATTTGTAAGAGATGAGAAACATACTATTATGGGAATCATTAAATCACAAGCACAAATTCTAGCAAAAAAAGAAGTCCAGGCAATTATTGAAAGCAGAAATGTACCAGATGATTTTCCTATTAGCTCATTTCGTAAATCAAATTTCTAATCAAATAAATCTAACCTAATAAATCTAACCTAATAAATCTAACCTAATAAATCTAACCTAATAAATCTAACCTAATAAATCTAACCTAATAAATCAGATTTTTCAAAATCTTTTTTATTTATAATCGTCTTCGTTGTGCTAAAGAACTAGCAGCAGTTGTTCCTACTCTTCCATAACCAGAATGAGGTTTATAGATATAGTTATGATTCCAGGTATAACAAAGTGTATTATTACAATTGTTAAATTTTTTATTATATACAAGTGGTTTATTAAATAAAGAATAAAAATTCGAAGATTTATTTAATAAATTAGATGGATAAGAAGGTAAAGGCGCGTTATAATTCATATATTACTTATATATTATTTTCCACAACCACAACCAGCTGGATTTGCTAAACGTGTTAATAATCCTTCACGAAAGCTATGTTTAGGTTTAACAAAAAAATTTCTTACAGGAATATTTTTTCTTACGATTATATTTTTTCTTAGAGGCATATTTTTATTATTTGAAATATTTTTTTTTTCAGGCGGTCGAAAAGGAAATTTTTTATTGTGAAAAGAAAAAAAATGATTCATATATAATAAATATATTATTTACATCCACAAGGCATTATACAATTATTAATAATATTTAATTTAACTAGTTTATCTCCATATATAGGAAATGCTCTGTTAAAAGGAAGAGATGGTAAAAATTGTTCGTTTGGAATAATATCTTTTTTATAAGGACCTTTTCCTTTAATTCTATTCAAATACCTGGCGTAAGAATTATGTTTGATATCAACGCCTATACCTCCAGGAGAGCAAGCACCGGGTTTACAACTTGTTTTAGAAGATTTTAATGTATTACAATGCGAAGGTACCACAACAGTTTGAGTATGATATTCTAATCTATCACTACTTTGATTACAATTAGTTTGATTATAAAAAAAAGGCCTTTCAAAAACATTTAAAGCATTTAAATTATCTTGATAAGAAGTAGAAGGGATACGAACAACATTTTGAATAATCTTTTGAGTTTGTAAACGATTCATAACAGTGTTGGAATCAGAATATTCGCAGCCTTTACATGAGAGAAAATTTTTAATATTGTTATCTGTTCCGAAATCATATTTATTTAAAGAATTTCGCAATAGAGTATATGTTTTATAATCTTTTGGATTATTTATAATTTTATTAACATAAAAACATATCTTATCTCTTCTTGGATTATCAATAATTGCTTTCAGGAGGAAATATATATGTCTCTCTTTCGGATCAGTTATAATATATCTAAATAAATTACATAATTCATCATGAGGAGTATTCATATTTTTCTTTAAAATATAATAAATTTTATGTTTAATTTTATTATCTACAATTTTTTGAAGGAGTGTTTGAGTAGGTTTATCATAAACAAAATTTTCTTCCTCACCAAGATAAAAATCATCTAAATCTTCCATATAATATAAATATATTAAAATTGATTATTATTTAATATCAAGTCAAATAAGTAATAAAAATGCCAAAAATTATTTGTCCTTTTTGTAAAAAGGAATATACAAGGCAAAGTATATATGAAGATCATAAATTAATATGTAATGTTATTCATGATAAATCAGAAGAATTTATTTATTCAGCCAAGGATATGTCTAAAATGTTAATTTTATTATGTAAAAAAGTAGATAAATTAGAAAAAGAAAACAAAGAAATAAAAAAGATATTGTATTCTCTTGACAAAAAGAAACAAAATGTGTTAGAATTATTAAATAATACATATAAATTAGAAAAAAATCTAGATGATTTTATAGATGAATATTTAAAAGAAATAGATATATATTTAATAGAAAAGATATCTACAACATCATTAGTATTATTAATAGTAAATTTATTAATACAAAAAATAAATAAAAATAAAAAAGAATCTCCTTTTTATTATTGTAAAGAAAAACAAGAATTATATGTTTATACAAAAGAATGGGTAAATTTACAGACTACTTTATTAAAAGAAATAATGAAAAAAATTCAAAATAAATTAATTTTTATTTATTTTGAATGGAAAAAACAAAAAGAAGAAGAAACAAATAAAATAAAAAACTTGGATGAAATATCTACAAAAATAATTATGAAGATATCTTTATTTCATGAAGATAGAATGAATTTTAAAAAGAAATTGTTTTGTTATTTACAAGAAATAAATGAATAATTAATTATTTATACCTAATAAACTAAATAAAGTCTTGATATCATTATCATGTCTTATTATTTGTGAATCATGTGAATATAATTGTTCTTTTATAGAAGGAACTATTTGTGAGTATAATTCATTTATTTTTGTCATTGAATTATTATGTTCTGATTCTAATCGATTGAGTTCCAACTCTAAACTATAAATGTGTTCTTGTATAAGTTGAATAGATTGTGTATTTTGAGGATGAGATACAATACGGGAAATTTCTTTTAGTCTATTTTTCATAACATGAGTAGACCTCTTAATTTTATTATAATTTTTAATAATATCATGATTCATTTTAGGTTGCGCGATAATTATTCTTTTATTATTTTTAAAACGAAAAAAAAATCCATTCATATAATTATATTGATATTAAATTTTTGAAATAAATAGTGTATGTTTTTTTGTTAACAAATGTTTGTTTTTGCCTACAAATAAAAACTTACCTCCACATTCACAAATTATTTTTGTATATAATTTTTCTTTATTTTCTTCTTTATATCTGTAAGCTTTTTCAATCATTTTTTCACGATTGGAAATATAATATTGTCTATTTCTTTCTTTTAAATCATCTTTATGATGTAAATTATATTCAATTTGATATTTTAATCTTTCTTCTTTATTTTCATAATATTTAGTAAGTATCTTTTCTTTATTTTTTTCATAATAACTTATTTCATTCTTTCTCTCATGATATTTATTAAGTATTTTATCTCTATTTTTTTCATAATAAGTATTTTTTGAATTACAATGAATAGGAAATATAAATATGGGTATTGTCTTAATTACATTATGTGTACCAGTATTATTACACTCAACCGACATTTTATAATAAAACAAATGTATATAATAATTTATATTATATAAAAACTTTTCAATTTTATTATAATCTTAAAGAAGGATTAATACAAATATCTTTGGTTGGATATATATCTCCAGACATACAATAATCATTTCTTCCAACATTTATACAACTATTAAATCCTCTATCATTTCCAATTAAACATGATCCTTCTTTGTTGGTATATTGTCTCGGAGGTAAATAATTTATTTTTCCAGAATTACTATTTGCTTGATTTTGTAATTCCATATATTGATCTACAGCGTCATCTAAAGATATTTTATTGTTTTCAGGAACAAGTATTTCTTGTGTAGTATTAATTTCAATAATATTTTCATCTTTCTCAGGATTATTTTTAGATTTATCTTCATGAGGAGTTGGCTTACCCGATATTTCTTTTATAAAATAATTATATATATTTCTAAACGAAGAATCAGGATAAAAGTACGCAATTATAAAAAAACATAAAAATACAAAAATTAAAAAGTAAAAAAAATAAAATAAAAAAGAAGTAATAGAAAATACACTTATGTTATTTTGAAGTCTTATTTGTAAAGGTTCTTCAACTGATTCATTCATATTTATTTAAAAGATAATAAATAAGTGAATTGATTTAAATTCCCTAATATTTCATCTCGTATATTTAATAAATCACTATTTTCAGAAGAATAATGAATTTGTATTAAGAATTTTTTACATTTGTCAATCTCTTTTAAAAAGGAAGATATATTTGTAAAAGTTCGTAAAGGAATATTTTTCAAGTGTAGATTAGGTCGTGAGGGTAATTTTCCCAACATTACTTCCACATATTTATCCACATTCCCATTTAAATCATCATATAATTGATCGGTAGCTTTGTGAGTTGAATAACTAACTGTTTGCCAATGATATATTTTAATCATGTTTAATAATTCCATAAAAAAAAGAATCATTTGGTCTTGATTAATAAATTTTTTATTTTTCATCGTTTTATTTTTCATATAAATTATAAAGATTTTAATATAGCTTTGCTTATTTTTTGACTACCTACACTAGATGGTTCTATATCAAACGAAAAATCTTCTTTCATTGTCATAATATCAGCAATATTTAATAGTTTAAAATCATTTTTAAAGCAAAAATCTTTTAATAAATTATTCCACTCTTTTATTAATGGATAATAACTTTTGTAATATTCAGCATAAGGATAGTAAATATTTAGTAAAATAATATTAGATAAATTCATTTTTGTTTTCAAGGATAAAACAAATGATTGGTACTCTTGAAATATATTATGTATATTTTTATGTTTATCACTTTGAATATCTTTGTAAACAAATTTATTTAATATATCATTGCCTCCCACTGATACAAAAATAAAAGTATTTCTATTATTTAAATTAGAGGATAGATCATGTAATTGTAAATAAGTACTTTCGATGGTTGAATTATCTTGAGCTAAACATAAAACAGAATGAGAAGTACTTTTTAATATTTCCAAAATACAAGGATTAGCGTAAGAACTATTCTCAAGGATACTATCTCCTAATAAAATAATTTTTTTATTATTCATATTGGTTAAATTTTCTTTATAAAAGGAGAAGTAAAAATACAGAATAATAAAAAGAATAGCTAAACAGTATATCCATAACATATATATTATTGTTATATTTATCAATATATTATATTGTTATATTATAATGTCGACATGTGAGACAGAAACTCAATTAGTTCAAACTATTGATACAGGTAATAGTTATATAAAAATGAATATAATAAGCGATGAACCAAGAGATATAGATACATTTAATGACCCAAACAATTGTGGTGAACCAAAGGTTTTTTGTGAAAATACAGCAACAGGGCAACCAAAACCATCACCAATGATAATAAAATCAGATGAATTAATTGAACGTAAAAATCCAATAATACACGGAGATTATATATATGATTTAAAACCTTCTATAAAAAATGATAAAAAAAAGAACGCAGATATTATTGGTGATATTTTACCAAAACTTCTTTTTGATGGAGATTATGATCTTCCAACAGAAGCTGTTAGTCTTACTCAAATTGTCGCTCCAACTAAAGATGAACATATGGTAATAGACAATGATTTTAAAGAAGAAGTAATTACTTATGCTGACTCAAAAAAAAGCACTATTCATATAGATAAAAATTTTTCAACAGGATTAAAAGCTCCAATATCTATATTAAAAGTTAGAAAAGAAACTATGAAAACTTTATATCAAGGATTATGTAATTTATGTGGTTTATTTGACAGTGTTATAAATAATGCTTATAAAATTTCTCGTCGTAATGAACCTATGGAAATTTATTGGTTTAAAGCAGTAAATGGACGTTTTAATATATATTGTCATATTAATGCTGCTCCAAATAGATGGGATATACCAATATCTACACTAACTCTTCCCACATCTAAAAAAAGTGATCCTATAATAAGTATAGAATTTAATATAAAAAAAGCTTTTTCATCAAAAAAAAATACTGATGATGAAGATGATGCTGGTGCTGATGAAGAAACTGATGCTAATGCTAAAGATGATGCGAATCGCGCTACTTTAGGTTCTGAAAATGTAAAAAATATAGACAAAGATATGTTAATTTGTATATCTTATTTAGAAAAAATATTATCTCAAATTGAAAGAAATAATACTCTTTATGATATAAATAAATACGCTACAAATTCAGCAATAACAGCAGCTGAAGCGGATTTAACAGCAGCTCAAGACGCACTAGCAGTAGCTCAAGCAGCAGCTCAATCAGCAATATCTACTACACAACCACAAATAGACTCCTTAACTGCCACAGTACTTGAAGCAGAAACAAAAAAAGATGCTGCTGAGGTAAAGCTTACAGCAGTAAGAACAGAAGTAAACCAATCACTATATCCTTTAACAGAGGCTCAAAAAGAAAACGCTACTACAGCAGTAGATTCAGGTTTAGCTAGTGCAATACAAAACCCAACCGAACAAATAAAAAAAATGATAATTAATATTATTGATTGTTTTATACTAATTTCTTCAGGAAAAGAATATTTAGATGTGGGGCAATTATATGCTATTGTTGATGATATAAATGAAAAAAATAGAGTGAATAGATATACAAATGATGAAATTTTAAGAAGATTTTCTATTAATGATGATGTATTAAATTTTACAAGTTGTAGTGATGAAGGTTGTAGCGATTATCCAAAGAGACCTTTTTTTGAAACAGGTGATAATGCTGCTGTTAGAATAAGTGGAAAATATTATAATACATACGGTGAAGTAACAATTTCATTAAAAGATAAAAATAAGTCTAGACCTTTTCGTGAACGGTATACTTTAAGTAATAATGCTGGAATAATTCCATATTTATTTGATTCATCAAGAGTAGTATATTTAGTTTTTATATATAATCTAATAAATAAAAATTTAACAAAATCTGTAGAAAATATATTTGATGAAAATTTGATTGGAGATATTCATATTGATGATTTAATAGATTTTGCTGGTATCGCAAATATTAACGACGCACAAATAAAATTAAGTCAATTTAGACATTTAATACAAAAAATTAAAGATAATATTATTATTCCTGATAGTAAAATAAAAATACAAAATTTTTTTTATTTATTTTATTTTTTACTAAAACATTTTAATAGTTTAATTAAGGGAATTTATGAAAATAACGCAGCAAAAAGAGAATACGTGTTATATATTATTATTGATGATAATATGTATAATTTATTAAGTACAGTAAATTATTTGTATGATAATTATAATAATAAATATCTAAAAGATTTATTAATTATATGTAATTTAGATCCATTATGTCATGATAACGGTGATAATCATGTGTATAGATTGTTAATGATATATAATTTAATTAAAAAAGCTCGTGGAACAACAAGAGGATTATATGACTTAATAGAAAAAATAAAGAACACTTTTAATTATAATTGCTGTCGGGATACTACACAAGATATAAATAAATTTAGTTCTTTTTCTAGTTCTCAAGTTCCTGATAATTTACCTGGTCCTAGTCCTGAAACGGATAATAAAATTAAATTAAAAAATTTTTTAAATCGTACACTTTTAATAGATTTTGATGATAAAGAAAAAGAAATATTTTATTTTCTTTCTCAATATAATTATCATGAAGTTGAATCTTTTTTATTAAATAGCCTAATAAATGATAGATGTATGGTGTTTAATTTAACATTAGCTAAATTAAATAGTATATGTGAAGAAAAAATATTAATTAATATTAGTTCTATAGTTGGTGATAGCGAGGGGAATATAGTTATACCATTCACTCATATAATAACAGCATTTGCTAAATTAACAAATACTGTAACAAGTGAAAATTTCGCATATTATATTAATTCCCAACCAATCATACCTCGATATGCTGGGTGTTCTTGCGATCTTCCTTTACATTCTCATTTAACATTAACAAATAAAGACGTACAAAATTTATCTTTAAAAACTAGTATTTTTTATATTACTCCTATAACATTTAACGACGCAGCGAGTGCTAGTACACAGCCTAATGTTTTATATTTAAAACAACCAGTTAAAATTTATTTTGGAAACCAATGTGTTCCAAACACACGTCCTCCTGATGAAGGAGCTGCTGATGTTGTTGATAATGTTGAAGAACAAATTGCTATTTACAAATACTTATTTACATTTGAAAGTTTAACTCATATATATATATATATTAATAAAGTATTAGCTGATTTTAACAAAATAGTAAAATTTAATAAAGAACATAAAATGATTTATGAAAAACTGCGATTAGCGCATAAAATTGATTATTGGTTTAGATTATTTGATTTAAGTGATTCAAAAGTTACTACAAGTCCTAGTGCATTTCAATATTTAACTCGTATATTTATAGAAAACGCAAATGAGAAATTAGAAAGAACGGAAGGTAATAGTATTAAAGCCAAAATTTCAAGTATTTTTGCTAGTTATCCAAAACTAGGTCATGATATGCTATCATTTTATGATAAAATGTTAAATATAAGCAATGATTCAGGTAAATTAGGTACTCTAAAACAGTTAACACACATATTTACTGAAACGGTAGAATACACACAGAAAGGAAAACCAAAAAAACCAATAATAGTTGATACAGGAAAAACATGGTTCGAACAATTATTTGATGATTTTATTAAAGGCAGTTCTGAACAAAGTGATGTCGAAGTGGTAGGTAGAACTTCTGAAGAACTGTGGAGTTTTCTATCTCCATTTGTAACTAAATCAACAAATGCAAGAATTATGAGTGGTGGCAATAAAATAATAAAAATAAAAAATAAATCAAAAAAGTCAATAATAAAAAATAAAAATAAATCAAAAAAAATAATGAAAGGTGGTGTTGATAGAGAATTAGAAATTACTAAATTACTTGGATTAATTGACTATATAGAGCAAAACACCACGAATATGGGGTTAAAAAAACTTGAATTAACACATCAAGAAGGTCAAACTGAATTAACACCACAACAAAGACAAGATCAAGCAAATCGTATAGTAGATCAAGCAAATATAATAGTGCCATCTTGTAGAGGAAAAATTCTTAGATTTACTAGTCTTATAGCCTATTCATATAAAGATAAACCAACATTTGAGATTGAAAATGATATAATATTATGTGAAAATATAATAAAAAGTTTAATAAATATTAGAAAATTAAATAAAACAATTGAAAGTAAACTAAATGCAATTGGTATAGATAACGAAGTTGAAAGATTATTGATGAAAAGAGAATTAAGTATTCAAGATATTGGAGATATAATACTCGACCAAAATTCTTTTTTGATATCGATAGGTAAGTTTAAAGAAGATGAATCAGAATTGCCTCCCGAATCAACTATTAGTATACTTAGTAGCGATGATGATCGAATAGAAAATCTACCCGAAACTGAAGATAGTATAATAGAGAAAGTTGATAATGATTGTGTAGAGTTTACTAAATACGTACCAACCGCTATATTTGGTGCTGCTGGTGCAATTATAAAAGTTATAGATAATGTTGCATTTCTCCATCCAATTGATACTGCTGAGGAATTAAATGAAATTCGTATTAGTTATAACTTAAATCCTTTAGGAGTGGATAACACCGGGGTTGCAAGAGGTATTAAGACTCCCTTAACCGCACGTATTCCAAATAGAATAAAAATAAACGAGTTGGAATTACCAAAAATAACAAATTTCCAACAATTAGTTGATTTAATTAATTATTATGATACTCTTATCGTTCAATCACCTGAAAATATTAAATGTTTATCTGAATATTCAAAAGTATTTACTGATGAACCAAAAACTTACGTCGACGATATGTTAAGGCAAGCAAGAGCTCAATACGAACAACTAAATCATGATTCCTCCTTATTGAGTCGTTCCAGAATATTTCAAAATGAAGTTAAGGATTATCGAGAAGGCGAAGAGTCTAAAGATAGTTCAAATAAAAGAGATTTAATAGGTATGACAAACACACCAACACATGAAGAATTACTAGAAGAATCAATAAATGAAAGGCCATTAAAACGTTTTATTACACCTCGTGGACCTGCTGAATTAATACTTTCTCCTCGAGAAGTACCTTTAGAAGAAGGTAGTACAAATAAAAGACCAACACATGAAGAACAAAATGAATTAAAAGATAGAGCACTGGAAGCATTTTCACAACAAAATGATAGCGAAATAGAAAGCTCAAAAAAAAAACGTTTGGATACAATTCAAGATTCTCCAACTATAGTTGCTACAACTCCAGATACTTCATCACTAGATTCTTCCGAAATGAAGACGGAATCGGGAGGAAAACTTTTAAAAAATTTAAAATCCAAAACAAAAAAAAATAAAACAAAAAAATCCAAAACAAAAAAAAATAAACACAAAAAATTAAAGAAAATAAAAATTCATAACAGATCCAAAAAATTAAAAAAATTAAATAAATCAAAAAAAAATAACAAATACAAAAAAAATAATAAAACCAAAAAAAATAATAAAACAAAAAAAATAATAAAACAAAAAAAAATTAATTTCGTTTAGATCTACTTTTTGTTCTTTTTCTTTTTTTCGTTCTTTTCCTTTTTCTTTTACCTTTGGCTGTAGATTTACTTTTTATAAATAAATTATGAAAACTACGCATACACCAATCTGTTTCACAAGCTTTTCCAAAAACCCAATGATAAACATCTTTTAATAAAACAAATTTATCATATCCAGTTCTATCGTCTTCAACATCATGAGGAGTATGTTTCATTCCGATAGTTTCCCAAAATCCTCCACTTGCGTCCGCATCAATAATTAAATTTTTATCTTCATTTTGAAAAATATTATAAAAAATTTGTAAATTAATACCCATTAAGAGTCGAGACAATCCTTGTTTTAAATACACTTTTAAATCTTCTCTATCTTCATCACCAATACTAATCGTTAAAGAAGTAAAAATAATATTTGGATTCTCAGGTTTAGAAATACAAGTTATCGTAAAACGCCCAATTGCTTCATTCGTACTTATATTAATTAAATAAGACGTTAATTCAATATTTGTCTGATATTCACCTTGATGTAAAGGAGTTATAATATATTGTAATTTTAAATTAAGAGATTCTAATTTTTCTACATAAGATGGTTTACCAAAAAAACACATAATAATTTTTGGAGGAATATCTACACTTATATTTGTATTGTATTTATGAAAAATTTGCTGTAAATTCATAATATTATATTATATTTTATTAATATTTTTTGCGGTATTAAATCATCTTGTATTTTTTCTAATTTTTTAAAACACTTATTAATAGTAACTTCACTAATTTCACTCATATTTTTTACATCTTTTTTAGAGATATTTAATTTAAATATCTGTGAAACAAAATAAATAATTCCTGCCGCAATGGAATGTGGATTGTTCTCAGGCATAATATTTTCTCTTTCAATTTTAATAGAGATAAACAAACAAAGTTTTGTTAATTCAGTATTAATACTTAATTTAGAACAATATCTTTCAATAAAAGCTTCAGGTTTAGTTTTACAAAAGGTAGTTTTATCTTGATTGGAAAACTCTTTTTCTAAATGATTAATAATAATTTGTGCGTTTTTACATCCACGAGTAGCACTTGCGACATCTAAATTAAATATAACGGCTAGTTCTTTTGCGGTTCTAGGGTTATCGTTAATTCTACAAGAAATATATATAGAGGCAGCAATTAAGCCATCTTTATTTTCTCCACGGAAAGTTTGTTCGTATTCAGTAATTTTTTTATGATATCGGATAGCATCATCAATAATAAATTTAGATATACCAGAATTTTGTGCCATGATAATAATTCGTTGAAAGTCATCATATTGCGCTTTTTCTTTATAAGGCATAGATTGCCATTCCGTATACCTTCTAATTTTTCTCATTTCATAACTAGTATTTCCACTACATAATACTTTACATCCATAGGATGATTGTTCTAGTAAAGGATTAATAGGCATACCACATCGTGTAGGGTCGCTATTATGACTATCATCGGCTCCGTAATATCTCCATTCGGCAGATTGATCGATCATATCTTTATAAATAATTCCACATTTAGTATTGGTACAAGTAAGAAAGCCTTCATCGGAAAAGGATAATTTAAATTGACAAGAATCGCAAAAATCTCTTTCTCCATCTTTTCGATAAATACATTCTAGAGGCAATTTTTCGCAAAAATCATTATCTACAATATTCCATAATGCTTTTTTGTTAATAGTATTTGATTTTACTTTCTTAGTATAATTCATTTCTTATAATCCATATAAAATAGTTTTAATTCAATTTTATTTTATAGTTAATTGTTATGAGTAAAATAGATATATTAAATAAAAAAATATTACAATATTTTCTTTCCAAAAATATTGTAATTTCGAATGCAATTTCCAAAGAATATTTAGATCAATTATTATTAAATTTATCAACAAAACTTCAGGCAGAATTAAAAATAGAAACAATAAAAGAATTAAGTAAAAAAATACAGGTGAAAGAAGATAGTAGTTGTATAACTATTGCCAAATTTTATGTGAAGGTTTTTCATACACTATCTATATTATTAGATATTCTTGAGATAAATGATTCAACTACAATTTCCATAAATAAAATAACAAAAAAAATGTTAAAAGAATTATCATTTTCTGAAAAATCCGAAAATATATTTCCTAATATTGATTCTTTTTATCATAATAATTATTTACATGACAATCAATTCCATCATATGAGTAAAAGTAATAAAAAAAGATATGAAAAAGATTTAAAATGTTTTTATATATCTTTCACGGGAAAAAAAGAGATACCATCTCATGTGAAAGCTTTCCATGATATAACAATATCAGATTATAGTGAAGAGCCAAATATATGTATACATAATTATTTATTTTATGAATATGGTAGTTATTTGAAGAGTAAAATAAAGGTAATGTTAGAAATTCAAAAAGAGTTATATAATATTTTATATAAAATATTTTGTGTGAAAGAAAAAACAATTCAACCTGATTTAACAGATGATAAATTAAATGGTTATATAAATCAAACAAGAAAATTAATAATAAAATTATGGAATGAATGCGATGAAGGATACACTCATGGTATTAAATTAATGGAAAGAATAATGGAAGATTTAATTTTAAAAGGAATTATATCACAACAAAAAAAAATAATAAAAAAATTAGACAAGGTTTATTCTCAAGGATTAATAGAACAAAATGAATTATTTATTACTTCTCAAGATTTATCCAAAGAATAAATATTCAAATACTAAAAATAATATAAAAATCTGAAAGAGAGATAATGAAGTTATGACATATAAAATTTCGATATCATTATTAGGAGGAACATACACAATATTTTTTTCTATATCAATAAATTGACCCCACGCATGTTCGTTTATTTGATTAAGAGTATTATTCATTTTGAGAAATTATACATAGTTTATTAACTAAATAAATTTCAATTTTTTTTATAATTTTTTCTTGTTAACATTTTTTTAGCTTTATTAGCAATGATAGTATATTTAGGACTTCTAGATCTATATTCTCTTGCACGTATATAAGCAGCATACAATCCCTTTTTACAAATTTTACATGTATTTTTTTTACAAATAGGAAATGTTTTATTTTTTCCTAAAAAACATTTTTTGCCACATGTATGCCACATGCGTGTGCGTTGACGACTCGTTGGTTCTTGTTTTTTCCAGCCAGCCCAAGGAACTTGTTTTCTAGTCATATATTACATGGATAATTTAATTATAAATATAACAGATATAAATCAAAAAGGAGAAGAAAAAGAAGAAGAAATAACAAGTAATACAGAAGAAGATTTTGTATTTTCTATTTCAGATGAAGAAAATGATAATACTCAATTATCACTCCATTATAATATGCGATTTCATAAATTAACATTTAAAGAAGTAGAAGATAAAATAAATAAAAATTATTTTGATATAAATCATACCTATTCATCTTCATTGGATATATTAGCTTCTTATTTAAAAGGACAAAAAATAATTTATATGGAGGCAAAATATGAATGTGAAAAAAGATTAAATTATTTAATGATGCCTGCTATTTTTTTATCTACATTATCAACAATTTTAACAACTTTTTTATATAAATATGAATATGGAACATATGTTTTATGTGCTGTGAATGGTATAATTTCTTTTTTGATAGCACTAGTAAATTTTTTTAAATTAGATGCTTGTGCGGAAGCACATAAAACATCCGCTCATAAATATGATAAATTACAAAGTACAGTTGAATTTACCTCAGGCTCAATATTACTATTCCGAGATTTTGAGTTGGAAAAAAATTTAAATCAAAAAAACAATAATGAATTAAGTATGTTAACAAAGCACAAAGAAATGGAATTAGAATTAAAAAAAAAAATGATGGATGTTGAAAAAAAAATAGAAGAAATAAAAGAAACAAATCAATTTTTAATTCCCAGGCATATTCGATATATATACCCAATCATTTATAATACCAATATTTTTTCTATTATAAAAAGAATAGAAGATTGTAAAAAGAAATCATTAGCGCATTTAAAAAATGTAAAAAATGAAATTCGTCATATGAATCAAATTATAAAAAGTGAAAATCAAATTTCAGAAAAACAAAAAATACAATTAAAAAAATTATTTGAATTAAAAAAAAAATTAATAAAAGAAATATTATTACTAAAATCCGCTTTTTCTGTAATCGATCAAATGTTTCATATGGAAATAGAAAACGCAAATATATTATCGAACAATTGGTTAATACATATGATTCGTCCATTAAAATTACAAGATCCTCTCAAGTTAAATAAATTTATTGAAAATTTAATGGATCCATTTAAAACATTTGAAATAGAAAATGAAAGATTAAAGACAATTGATATAGAATATAATCATGAAAAAAATTTGGTACATTAGATCCAATAAAATAAGCCCATTAAATAAAATCAACATAAAACCAAAAATAAAAAAATCAAAAATAAAAAGAAGAAAAAAATATGATTGGATGAAATTATTATACTATATATTCAAATAATTTATGTAAATTTAAATTGACTTTTTAATAATTCAATATTTTCTTCTCTTGATTCAAATGTATGAATTTTATCTCTACATAAAGCACAACTTAGTGATTTAAATTGATTGGTTTGTAAATAATTTCGCATACAATCAATACAATAAGTATGACAAGAATTAATACTAATTTTATTACACTCATGAATTAAATTATAACATATAGGGCATTCATTTTTTATTTCTTCTTCTAGTTCACATTCTAATTCTTCTTTTGTTATTTTTTTGTTTTCTTTGGATTCTGATAAATNAGAAGTTAAGTCATCAACTTCTAATTTATCTAATGGACTTTCTTTTTCATCTTTTGATTTAGGTTCAGCATATTCTGAAATACTAATATTACATTGTATAGGTATAACATGTTGAATGGGTAATTGATTTTCTAATTCAATATCTACCCTGAATTGTTGTCGTAATATAGTTCCTGCGAGACTTCGTCTAACAGTTATTCGAGCAGTTGGATGAAAATAAGAAGGAAGATTTCTATGAGGGTATACAATTCCACAATTTACCAACACTTTGAAATGAGCCATTGTATGTCCGTAATGAATAGGTAAATTATGTTCGTTGTATGGAATATCAATCATTGAAGATAATACGTTATAATCACTTTGATAAGTGAATTTTAATATATCTATAAATAATAAATTTGTAAATAATTCCAAGGAAATGTTTGGATCATCTGTAATTCGATTACCATATTTCAATAATATATTAGAAGCATATTGATAACACCCCAAGGCATTATATGTGGGAGATGAATAATATATATCAAAATTATAAACTGGTACATTATTATTTGGAAATGTATTTCTAAGTCCAAGGATAATGGGAGGTTCAATAAATCTATTTTGATATTTAGGTAGACAAGGAAATATAATATTTCGTTGTTCGAATATTATTTCTTTTATTTTTAAATAAATATTTACTTTCAGGGCATGACGATGTTTTGAATGAATATCTAAATAAAGAGCTAATCTTTTTAATATTTTTGTTTCAAATAATTCTAGAAATGCTAATAGACGATAAATATCATTATGAGAATTTAACTTAATAAGTTCAGTTAAAATAACTCCAAATAATTTTGGAGTATCAAATACCGGACAAAATAAATAATTATGTCCTATCTCTCTACAACAACTACATTTCACTTTTTCAAAAATATTAAAATGACCCAGATGTGTTTGGTTGCGAATTGTTTCGGCAGATAATTGATAAAAAGTTGTCGACATTTCTTTTAGTTATTAAAATTATAACTGTTATAATAAGTTTTCAATTTTATTTTCAATTAAAATATTTTATTAAGTTATTAAAATTTTAATAATAAAAAAAAAAATTGAAATCTTTTTGAATAAATAAATTAGTTATTATCCCAAGTGGAAAAAGCTGTAGTTTAAACTCAAAATGTCTCAATTCTCGTCAAATTCGTTCGAAAAGTCTGTTGAAGGTTCTGTTTTATCCTTTGATGAGTTAAAGTTAAATTTAACTTATCCATCAATCATGATCCCTTTCGTCCACTTGAATAAGGTGGAAAAGGTGAAACCGTTGATTGAAGGCCTAAGGATAGGAAAAGTTGCGCGCGTCGATCGTGTTTTGCGTGAGGATGCTCGCGGTAAACATTATCAAGTGTATATTCACTTTGAGTTTTGGGATATTGATAATCCCGACTCTTGTCGATTGCGCGCAAAAATTTCCCATGGCGGAACAGCCAAACTTGAATACGAAAGTCCTTGGTTTTGGACTCTCGTATTAAATTCTAAGGTAAGACCGCCTCATGAAGATCCATATAATTATTTTCCTTCTGTTTCTTTCACAGGTCCAACACAACCACCTATACCACCACAATCAAGACTACCTCCTCAGTTTCCAGTCGCCCCAGCTTTTCAACAGCTCCCAGTAGCTCCAGCCTTCAATCAGTTTCCAGTCGCTCCAGCCTTCAATCAGTTTCCAGTCGCTCCAGCTTTTCATCAGCTCCCAGTCGCTCCAGCCTTCAATCCGTTTCCATGCTCGCAGTCATTTCAAGGAGCACATGCGCCTTTAAGAGCAGCTTCGCAAGCTTATCTTTACGAGCCCGAATATCAAGAATTTCTTCAGGAGACAAGAAATGAAAAAGTAATGATTCCAAGAGTTCTTCGCATGGCAGCCATCGGCCACTTCGAGAAAAGAAGACCACGAACAAGAGAAATTCCTCCAGCTCAATTGGTCGCATTCAAGAATCCTCCACAGCCAGTTCAAGAAGACCCTATTGAAGAACTCATTGAGAAAGTATCTCAAGTGAATCTGGACGAAGAAGAAGAAGAAGAAGAAGAAGAAGAAGAAGAAGAAGAAAATATCGACGACCAAATGTCTGATGTATCGGATGATACTTCTTCGACTCAAGAAAAAAGAAAAACAAGATCAAAAGGCTACTACAACGATGCGGATGCTCCAAAAGCAGATATAGTAGTGCCGGATTATGGTACAGCAGAAGAAATTCAGATGGCGGTCAAAAGAATTCGTGGAAGAAAAACCAACAAAGCTACTCGATAAACTCGCTCTCTTCTACTTCTAACCTAATAAATTCTTATTAATTAATAAATTTAACTAACTTAGCCAATTAACTAACTTACCAATATATTTTATATGATAAATTTTCATTATTAACTAATTTATCCAATTAACTAACTTAACTACCTAATATTTTATATGATTTACATGATTATCTAACTAATAAAAAAGACTACAAGTTATTTGTAGTCTTTTTTATTGTATAATTAAAATAATGAAAAAAGAATTTTATTTTAAAAATACAAAAGAAAATGAAATATTAATAAAATCAATATTTCATTTATTAAAAGAAATAAATATTTCTTATAAAAAAACAAAAGATTTTTTTATTGTATCAATAATTTCTGAAAGTTGTGAATTAATAATTGATAAAATTAATAAAAAAAATAAGTCTATTTTATTACATAATTTTTTAGTATCATTTACTTCTCAAGTAAAATTTTTAGAAAAAAATAAATATACTTTTTATAATATTAATACAGAAAAACTATATTTAATAAATGATGAAATAAGTATTTGTATAGACGAAGAATTAATAAAGATAGAAGAAGACAAGATAAAAATAAATAATATATTTAAAAAGAATGAATATTGTTCTCCAGAATTATATGAAATAGTTGATTTACCAAATAAAATCTCTTACAAGAGTATCTATTTTTCTATAGCAATATTTTTATTAAAAAATTTTGTAGAAGGAGTAGAAGAAAATTTATTTTTTCAATTAAAAAAAGAAGAAAAATTAGAAAATAAAATAAATATATTAATAAAAATAGACAAAAAATTAAATGAAATAAAATATACCAAAATGTATTTTTTTATAAAGAAGAATATTAATATTAATGAGATGAAAAGATTATTAATATATATATAAATTATATGTCTTTAGCTACTTTCAAAAAGAAATCAGTAACTCTACATGGTACAAACATATCAGGAAGACCTGTTGCTTCCTATTTCATTCCCTCTGGTCCTTTTGGACCACCAAATTCTATTAACTCTGTTATGTTTAGACAAGCAACTCAACAAAAGGCAGTAAGCGGGTTCTCATTAAATGGGGTTCATAGAGCACCTATTTGGTTTCATGCTAGTATTGGGACGCCTTTTAGAGGACAATTTGCGAAAGGGAATGGTGGTAAGAATGGAAGATATTACAATGAACCTTTATTAAATATGTGTTTAGCGAAACCAAAAATGTTGGGAGGTACAAATCAGTATAATAAAAACTCAACTGTTGGTACTTATGGCTTATTAAGAAAAAAATATAGATATTTATACTCAGGACAATACCCCAACTATTGGGTACAACCCAATTATGGATCTTCATTTTTATCAGACAATACTAGTCAGGGATTATATGTAAATAAATTAACAGCTACATATAGTCGTTATGTAGATACAAACGCAGAAGCAAAATATATAGATTATAAAAAGAATTGTAGTATAACGGATCAGAATCAATGTAATACAAAATTATTGAATAGTTCAAATTTATTACATTATACAAAGTTTTTACATATTCCACAGACTTCAGGTCAATATACAACAAGAATTCAAAGAAAATGTGTTCGACCCTTAAATTATCAAAAACCATACCCTGGTCCTACAAATGGAGATGCTTGTAATACTTCCAATGAAGTTAATAAAAATATAGTAATGGATAATATAAAAAATAAAGAAGTGGAAATATTTTTAGCTACTACTTGTGATTAAAAATCATATATATTTAATCCTTTCCATAATTCCATTTTGTATTCTGAGTCATTAAATATTGATTCATATTGTTTAATATTTTTCATTTTATCAAAAGTAGAAATGGAAGGAGTAGATAAATTAGTTAATAATTGTTTTTGTTGAAAACGTTTATTAAATAAAAAAGAATGAAATGAGATAGATATATTTTCTACATTTAATAAGTAAAATAACACAAATCGCATAATATATTATTAGACAATATCTTTTTATATTTTTCCTTTTTTTATTAAATCTCTAAAATAAACTAAGTTATCAAATGGAATAGATTTTGAACTACGTGAAATAGTATGCATCAATTGCGCGTCTTTAGTAGCCAAAAGCATATTTCTCATATTATCATTTTGAGTGAATTTAGCCAATTGAGAATCAAACATTTCTTTCTTACCTCTACCTGAAAAGAAATCCTCATCAACAATAATATTTTTAGCTCGTACAAGTTTACCTTTATATTTTCCAGTTTTGCCACCATAAGCCTTAGCCATAATAGGGTCTTTAGATAATTCACTTCCAGAGTTTAGTGAAAATGTTCTATAAAAATCAGGATTATTTTTTTTAAATTTAGAAGCTTGATAATAATGTTCGACACTAGCCCAATTTAATCCATCTAATACAAAAGGAGCATCCCCAAAATTAGAAAGCATTTTTCGGAAGTCAGGATATTCAGATAAAGATCCCTTATATTCTTTTAGAAGTGCAACGGGCATGATTTCTCTTGCACCTTTTCCTGGAGGAGCATTTTTAGAACCAGAATAAAAGTAAAATTGAATCTCAGGATTATACAAATTCTCTCTTTTCACTAATTCAGAAACTTCATGAAAAGGCACTAATTCCATTTCGATATCTTTCACTTCACGAGGAGATTCCATTTGTATTTTATAACTTTCTACATTAACTTTATTTTTATTCAATTTTTTTTTTATAAAATTAGAAATAGTAATTGCTGCTTTTATTTGTTTATTAGTTTTTTTTCTTTTGATATTTTTATTTACAAATTCATTAATAAATAATTGAGAATTTTTTTTGGTATATTTTTTTGTAATAATACAATCAGAATTTAATTTATAGCGAGGAGTTAATCGACAAAATTCTCTTTTTGGGCCTTGAATATAATTACAATATCTTGTCTTACAGTTGCTAGGTTGTCTTTTTCTACATACTGAAAAACATTTTTTTTTCATATATTATAAGATAATATATTATATAATTGTATAATATGTTATTTAATTTATTAAAAGAAAAGATGAGACAAAGGATTAGACAAAAATTAATGTATCGTTTAAAAAATAAAATGAATGTTAGAATAAATACATTAAAAGAATCAAATATAATGAATAATATTAATACAAATAAGTCATCGACTCTATGTATGGTAGCAATATTCAAAAATGAATCACATATTTTAAAAGAATGGTTAGAACATTATATATCTGAAGGAGTAGATAAGTTTTTTTTGATAGATAATGGAAGTACTGATAATTATAGGGAAATAATTAATCCATATATATTAAATAATAAAGTTGACTTGGTAATAGATGCGACAAGATTCTCACAAAATAAATTATACAATAAACATTTTTTAAAAAAATGTAAAATGTATGATTGGGTAGTTGTTGCTGACTTAGATGAATTTATATATGCACGAAAAGATTGTAATAAAATAACAGATTATTTGAATAGATTAAATAATATAATTTCTCAAGTATTTATTCCATGGAAAATGTTTGGGTCCAATGGAAAAAAAACATTAAATGTAGAACAACCAACAAATGTAATAGAAAGCTTTACAAAAAGAGCAAATTATAATAAAAATAGAAATTTTAAATCAGTAATAGTAAAAAATAATATAAGATATATTTATGCTAAATGTATAGTAAGATCAAAATATTTAATTAAATTAAATATACATACTCATTCAACAAGCAATAATAATTATATAACATGTAATAATAAAATAGATAATATACATCATAATAAAAAAAATTTTGTAAAAATAAATGAAAATGTTGTAAATAATTCTTATTTACATTTAAATCATTACGCTATACAATCATTTTCTTGGTTTATGAAAATTAAATCAACAAGAGGTGATGCGACTGTTAATAATAATGTAAGAAATGAAAAATATTTTAGAATGTATGATAATTTTTCAAGTGATATAGATGATTTTGAATTATTTAATAAATGGAAATTAAATAATAATTAATTAAAAAAAACTTCTACCTTCATTTATTCCAAAATTATACCAATGAGTAATCGCGTCTCTTTCTGATTTTAATCCATTCATCTGTAAATCTGGATATTTATTAAAATATTGTTTCCAATTAAATCCTTCTTTATATAATTCATATAAACGCATAAAGAATATCCAAGATTCTTTATTTGTTTTATTGTATAGGTCTCTATACNCATCTAGAACATTCCCGTTCAAATAATCTTTTATGTTATTATATTTTGGGCCATGATAATGGACTATAAATGCTTCATCTTGAATACCCCAATATGGTTTATGATTAAATAACAAGGGTAATTTATCAACATTTTTTTTATTATAAAAAGTTCGTAAAGCGCCTTGATCAAAAGCGTCAAAATTATAATTACATGTATCAATGAATTCTGAAAATTCTTTATATGTATTTAACATATTTTTAACATTCATTAACATAACTCCTGAGTTAAAATGAGTATAATTATTTTTATCAAATTCAGGGCATATAGAAAAATAAGTAGGATTATATTGTTTTAATTGATTTACAACATCTTTTAAGAAAATAACATCTGTATCAGTATATAAAACAAATTCATCTTGAATATTAAGATTTTTACAAATAATAGGAATATCAATTCTTAAATATGCTCCACATGCTATATTTTTCCATCCTTGATCTTTATTTAAAAAATTTGGTTTATTATATAAAAGTGTTTTATGTTTTATTAAAGTAGCATTTTTTTCTACTAAAGAAGAAAATACTTTATCTTCACCATCATAAATTAATATAGGTTTTAATGTAGTATTTAATATTGCGGATTTTAATGCTACTAAATACATATCTTTGTGCATTTGAGAATTATCATTCACAGCAGCGAACCAATACATTATAATATAATATATTTTAATTTAATTTATTTAATTACTTTTATTTTTTGTTTTCTTAACAATAGATTTAACAGGTTCTACTTCATTATCGGAATCATTTTTTTTTCCTTTACATCCTCTTTTATGCGCTGACATAGCAGATTGATTTTTACCAACATAATCACAAAATTCACAAACAAATTTACTACATGAAAAGGCATATTTTGTAGATAAAAAATGTTCTAGAGAAGGAAGTTGCATATCTTCCAATTGTTTTACCATTCTTGTAGAAAAATCCTTCACTGTTTTTATCTGAAGCATTTTTTGTGTAGCAAACAATTGATATTCTTTATTGATTTCATCTAATACTTCTTTGTCTATAGTATATCCATCATGACTGGAAGAACATTCATCTAATTTTAATTTAAAATTATCAATAATATCTATAGCAATTTTTATTTTTTCGGCGTCATTATTAACTTCATGTACGTATAATAAAATATTTCCATTATGTATGTTAATTTCAAAGTTATCTTTGTTTGCGATACCAAAATTTTGAGATAAAAACAATCCACAACAATTTTGAGTTTCTACATCACGAATAAATTTCTTTACTTCTTCTTGAACTACATTCTTATTCCAATTTTTATTTTCAATCAAAATAGTAGGCTTATTTTTTCTCTTCAACATTATATCTCCTGTTTCTTTTTGTTCTCCCACAACATCAATTTCTGCGGTAGCATATAAAGATTGTAAAATATTGAATAAAATGTTTTCTGAGTATTTTCCTTTCATACTAGAATTCTCCATTTTTTTCAACAAGTCAGAAACATCTTTTTGTAAAGTAGTTTGAATATGTTGATTTGTTGTAATTTTTGTATCTAATCGTTGTTCTGTAGATTGAATAATTGTTTGAATCATTTGTTGATTAATGGATAATTTGTTTTCCATTGTTTGAATAAATCCCTCAAGTGATTGTTGATTCAAAGTAGAACTTAATAATTTATTTGTATCGTCTTGAATAGAGGAATGAAAAGAACGAATATTTTCTTTCACTTGAGATAATAATAATTCATTATTTTTGGGAACAACTTCATTCAACAACAATTGAGTTTTATCCAACAATGTTCCATTATACTCTTTTATCAAAGGAGCTATTTTTTCTGAATTATTATTGGATAAAATCATTTTTATATCTTCCATATACTCTTTCTTAAATTCTGTAAATTTATTTTTGAAATTTGTTTGAGTATCAATATTCATCTTATCTATTTGTCCTTGTAAATTTTTTATATTGGTTAACAATTGAGAAGCAATATTATTACTCAACGAAGAAGTAATATCTTTATTTAACTCTTCCAAAATATTGACAAATAATAAATTCATGGATTCAAAATCCAAATTTTGATGTTGGTCGTAAAATTCCCATACCTTTTTATTTTCACAAATTAATGAATAATCTTGCATTGTTTTAATATATTATTAGTTTTTAAATCAAAATATTATTAGTTTTTTGATTTAAAAATGTATTTTATTAAATATTATATGTACTTAAAATAAATCTTTATTATATGAATAAATTAAAAATACTACAATTAATAAATAAATTAAGAAAAATTCAATTAAGAAAAAATCAATTAAGAAAAAATCAATTAAGAAAAATACAAATTAAAAAAAATCCAAATAAAAAGAATACAAATAAAAAGAATACTAATAAAAAGGACCCAATTAAAAATACCGGAATTGAATTGAATAAGGTTGCTTTCCATGATAAATTATTAATTAATACTCCAATTAATATGAGTAATGGTTATCCAATTAATGAAACATCAATTATAAATAATAATAAAATTATGTCTGTTGTTTCTACACATAATGCTGGTTTTTTTTCTTGCTGTTCTGTAAAATTAAATAATATTGTAGATTTTATTAATAAATATAAAAAGATCCCAGATAAAGTTGATAGTTCACTACAATTTGATTGGTATAAGAAATCTAATAAAGAAGATATAACTTTTGATTATTTTAAACATTATGATGATATAAATAATATATCAATAAATTATCCAATTAATTATAAACATGAATATCAATTTACTAATTATTCAAATTTAGACTATGATAAAATTACACCAATAGTAAAAAAATATTTTTCTCCTTCTGAAAATATTTTAACTATTATTAGAAATATAGAAAAAAAATATAATATTAATTATGAAAATATTTGTGTACTTTTTTATAGAGGAAATGATAAAATAACAGAAACTAATTTATGTAGTTATAATGAATATTTAATTTATGCTAATTTAGTTATCAAAAATAATCCAAATATTATATTTTTAATTCAAAGCGATGAAACAGAATTTATAGAATTTATGAAAAATAAATTTCCAAATAATTCAATTTATTTTAAAGATGAAATTAGACACATGAATAAATGTAATAATACCGTAGACATTATTATGAAAGAAAAAAATTATGAATTTTCTAAAAAATATCTTGCTATAACTATTATAATGTCAAAATGTAAATATATCATTTTTGGGTCAGGAAATTGTTCTATATGGATTATGATATATCGTGGAAATAATAAAAATATATATCAAAATTTAGATAATAAATGGTTATTTTAATAAACTTATTTTTTCCATTGATTTATAATAATTATATCTATTATTCATCCAACAATGATAATGAATAATAATTTGTTTGTCTAATATTATTTGAGTAGGGTGATCGTGTGGAGTTATAATAAATTCCAAATATTTTATTTGACTAGTTTTTAATATAATTTTTGTATATTTATCTTCTCCAACATAATGGGCTAACTTAAGTATGTTATTATTTAATATATCATTATTATTTTTATTAGTTAAAATATTACTTTTCATAGTAATGGTAGTTTCATAATCTTGTAAAAAATCTTCTATTTTTATATTAGGATTTTTATTAATATAAATAAACTCATCTGCATCAATTAAAGCTATATTTCTACATTTATTACGGAATTCATTCACCCCAATATTTAATGAAGTTCTTTGTATGGAATTCCAATGATTTCCTTTAAGAGGTGAATAAGGATAATTTACCATGTAAACTTTTCCTTTATATTTATTACATATATTTTCTATTGATTCTTCTTCAACACAATTTTCTAATGACTCATTTATATTATTACTAACATTTGAATTATTATTAAATATTATTATTCCTGAAAACCCTAATCGAAGATTATATTGTATCCATTCATCTAATCTATGAGAATAATTTTTACAAATAGTACTAATAATAGAGGAAGTATTTTTATTTAAAGATATATCACAATTTAAAAATGGAAATTCAAGGTTAATATCATATACTATTCTTATTTCATCATGAAGAATAAACATAATAAATTTCAAATATATAATTTTTCCTATTATCTTTATATAAAACTCAGGTCTATTATCACAAAATACTAATTCATATTCAATTTCTTCTATACTTAAATCTTTAATATTTCCTTGTCCGTAAATAATTGTTGCGTTGTTTTCTTCATCATATAAAGATAATTTATCAAATAAAATAAATTTATTATCATTCATATATTATTTATATATTTAATAATTAGTTTGAAAAATAATTTGTTGGTTTAAATATTACAAAGTAATATTTGAAAAAGTAGAATGGAAAATTTTGAAGTAGTTCATAAAAATTGAATTATTTTGTTATTTTGAATATAATTAGAAAACGCAATGGAAACAATTAAAGTCAAAAATAAACAATTTATTCGTTTGGTATTTAAGTTATTATTTACTAAAAATGTGTTGGTTGAATTATTAAATAAAACACCAAAGAATAAAAAACGTAAAGTCTGTAGTCAATGTCATGAACTAGGTCACAGTATTGTAAGTATGTTGTGTAAAATAAATATAGAGAAAAATAACAAACTAAAAAATAAAATAAAAGAACATATTTTATCAAAAGATTTATTAGCAGAAAATAATATTTATGAAGAATTACAAGAACTAAGTAAACAATTAAATATTAGTTTTCATTTGTGTCAAAAATTATATTATGAAATTCCAAGTGAAGAACTATTGAATAGAACAGTGGACATAGATTTATTTTTGAAAACTATAAAAGAAAAATCAATAAAATGTTATGAATGTGATAAAAATTTAGGTTGTTTACAAATAAATACAAATCGTATTTGGAAAGGAAATAAAATTTGTGATACTTGTTGGTGTAAATATGATGATGAAAGAAATAAAATTTGGGAAGAAATCAGTAAATATAAACTTATACAATGTAAAATTTGCAGTAGTATTAAATTAAATCAAGGTGAACGATATCATTATGATCATATAAATATGTTTGATAAAGACAATAGTATATATAGTATGATAAACGAAGGAATAAATATTGAAGAAATATATAAAGAAATAGATAAATGTCAAATTTTATGTTTGCGTTGTCATCATATAGTTACTAAACTTGAAAATAAATTAGGGTTTACAAAAATGAAAATAATATTCAATAGACAAATAAAATATGGAAAAAAATCTGAACAAGAATATGATATCATGAAAATGACTTGTCAAAAAATATACGAAGAAAAAATGTTGGATATATATAAAAAAATAAAGGTTGGATTTTGAAACAAAATATTGACAAAAAAGTAAAGTAGAAATATTATTGACTCAAAATATTGTTAATAAATTAAAGTAAAAATATTATTGAAACAAAATATTGTTAATAAATTAAAGTAAATAAATTCAAAAACTTTTCTAAAGTTTAGGAAAATTTTTTCATGAAAGACTACAAAAAATTTTTAGCTTTATTTGAAGTCAAAAATTTTTCATAATTATTTTTATAAGTCTTAAAAAAATTAAAGTTTCTAAAAATAATTAAAGTTTCTAAAA